AAGATTTTAATAGCATAATCTATAGCTCTGTTCCATTCCAAGTCCTCATCATTGGAAACAACACGAAATCTGTCCATAAGCGATTCCGTAACTTTTTCCGCATCAAAAGCTGTCGGCTGATTATCAATCAACATTTGTGCCGCATTTCTTGTATCTTGTGCAAATTCACTTGCACCAACAAAAACTTCGTTAAAATCGATCTTATCTGCATCAATCAGTCTACTCATCTGTTTCACCACCTTTCACGATTTCAATTGCTTTATCAATTGTATTTGCAATATTTTTGTAAGCACAATCTTTATCTACATCGCCTGTATTTGCAATTGTTAGGAAGTATCTCATTTTTAATTCTTCTAATTGCTCAATAACCTTGTCCACATCAAAAACTGTCGGCTGTTCGTCAATAACTGCACCTATTGCAAAATCCATATCCGAATTTCCAAGAGAGTCAATTATTTTGTCTGCATCAATCAGTCTGCTCATCTACTTCACCCTCTTTCTCGTCAAAAGCCAAATCAACTCTGATTACATCCGTTCCTGTCGCGAAAAAACAATTTACTTCTAAGTCGTAAAATGGTTTCAGCAGCTTCGATCTGGCATTGAATGTATCGTAATTCTCCCGGTTTCTGCCCGGGTGACATATCTGTATTTTATTTTTACTTTCAGGATCGCCGCCAATTGCTGCTATTAAATCAATTAACTTCATTTATTTTTCCTCCCACACTCCCAACAACCGCATCCTCTCATACAGTACAGCGACGGTCTTGCGTCTGTATCCGTAGAAGTCTTTCGGATTCATTGGGATATATCTTTCTCTGCTGATTTTTCTGTAACTTTTCCGGTGTAAGATATTTTCAATAACCATATCCGCTATCACCGTGTTCTTCGGGCAGGCTGACAAGGCAGCACTGGAAAGCAGGTATCCGTACTCTGCCGGAAAGTCTTTCAGCATCGTGTTCAGTTTTTCAATGTCCTCTGCCGGAATACCGTAGTCTTTCAGCTTTTTATTCCTTGTCAGCATACTGTTCTCCTTTCTATTTATCTGGATGATGCTTGTCGTACATGATCGCTACACATGTAAGCCCAGTCACTCCGAATATGATTCCAAGGGTGAATCCTAATAAGAATGTAATCATGGCTCATCCTCCTTAACATAATCTTCTGCATATTCGTAATTGTCCATCATGTCGCACCGATTATCACAACCGCCTTGCTTATCACAGCAGATGCAGCACTGTGTTTCACCGTCCGGACACTCTAATTTGCAATATCCCATATTTAGCCCTCCTTATATGGTTCTGGAAGTGGCTTCCAGGCGATAACTTTGTACATTTTCGTTCCACCGTGCCCGTCTGAATATTTGTCCCATTCAAGGTATCCGTATTTCTTTTCATTCCAGTATCCGGCATCACCAAATTTTAAATAGTTTGCAATTCCAAAAAGTGTTTCGGGTGCTCCATAGACTTTTTCAAGAGTTACAAGACACTCTTTTTCATCTTCAGGCAATCCCTTACTGACTGGAATCCAACCATTTTCTTTCTCGTCCTGTTTCAGATCGTCTTGGAGCTGTTCGATCATATCCTGAATAACTTTGACATGCAGCCCAGCGTATTTGTAGCAGTCCGAATATTTATCCGCGTACTGCTTTAATCTGTCTTTGATATGGCTCATTCTTCCACCTCCTCATAAGTTTCTCTGAATATATCTGGCTTACACGGATAAAACTCACCGTGAACACCTCTGATAATATAATCACCAATATTCGCCAGATGTTCGCCCTCTAATGTCCTAATAACCAATCCACCCGGAACCTTCCAATGGTCAATATAGAAATTCTTACCTTCTGCCGACATGTACTGGTCCGTACACTGATAGTCCGTCAGAAAATCGAACATTTCTCGATGATTTGTACCAGTCCACTGTACTGCATCAATTACAACCGGCTTCTTTCTGTACTTCATACTTCCACCTCCGAATCTTCTGGCATCTGAAAGACCATATTCTTTTTAAAATTTTTTACAAGTTCTTCGAAACCATTGACGTGAATATCGTTTGACTCTACAATTGCTCGATGTCCTGTAAATCCTGTCAAAAAAGTACAAGTAATTTTGTATTCTTCATAGGCTTCCTGAATCATATCCAGTACTTTCATGGCTTTTGCTTCCGTTTCGTAATGTCCAAGAATTATATAGTCGCTATCTTCAATACCAGATATACCAAAGCAGATAACTTCGCTATCCATTGCATAAAAGCTGATATTGTTAGTGCTTACAAGATACTTTTTGTTCTGACTTCTGATTAACATTTTGTATCCTCACTTTCTCATATAATTCAAAATATTCTTCAAATGTTTCTGGCAGTTTGATACAATCTGGCTCATAAGGTTTTGGATATACTGTATATCCACACTTCGGACATTTAATTTGTGGTGGAAAGTCCCTGCTCCATTCCATGTTTCCGCCACATTTCCTACAACGAATGTATCTCTCTACTTTCTTTGGTTTCGTTTTGAAGAATGAAGTGTAATTATTCTTTCTCATTTTCATTCTCACTTTCCCCATGTAAGCAACTGACACGCTATTGTGCAGTTAGTACATGATTTTATACTCCCATCTTCTTAACCAGATTCTTATTCAATCCCTCTTAACATCAAGCTTAATTTGCTGTAACAAGGACAAATTCTTGTGTGATCGTAAATATCTTCCAGTAAAACGCAATGTGGAAAAAGCTGCTTTACCTCATAGATATGCTCTTTTTCTTCCCCACCACGTTCTACGTATTTGATTCTTTTGCCAACATGCAAATCAAACGTTTTACTTATATATGCTTTAAGCCCATATATGTTCACTTTGCTCATTTTTGTGTACCAATCCTTCCTTAAAAGCCACTATTGCAGCTTCCTTACTGTGATGTATTTTTGTAATGGTTTTACATTCTGTGCATTCGCACCAATATAAATCTCCTCCACAATGCCGGTTATAATCTGCAAAAACATGAAAACGATTCCCGCATTTAGGGCAAATCCTACTTTTACCATTTTCAACATTAATTCCCATTCTTTCATTAAACATCGAACATTTCCTCATCTTCATCGTCAGAATCGAAATCTGACGTTTCTTCACAATCAGTTGATTTATTTCTGGACATATTCTTTCCACGTTCCACCAGTTCAACTCTCTGTTCTTCTGTCAGAATCCGTGGTGCTCGTAATTTTACATATTTTCTTGGAACATGAGCATATATAGAGCCATCATTATTCATGGCAATAATCTTAACGTCTTCTGGTCGCTTCTTTGCAAGTTCAAGAACTTGATTTTTAAATGCAATTTCAGAAGCAGTAACTCCTGCAAACTCGCTTCCTTTGATCCATTCAATACAGTTTTCATTGCAATTCTCTGCCATGATTAGTCCTCACTTTCTCCAAACCCAAATTCTTTATTTATATTTATGGAATCAAATTCAAGTTTAATTTCCATTGTTTCTTTTGCTTCCTGGTATGCTTTTTCAATTCCAACTTCTTCAATGTGTTCTTTGGCAGAGTTTAGGTTTTCTAAGAATCTCTGATTGGATTTTGTAAATCCCCATGTTTCCTTAATTGCAAACAAACTGATAAGAACATTTGCAACTGCGATATAATCCTCTGCTTTCCACAGCTTTTCTTGTGATTCTGAAATAAGTTCTTCCGATATTTCCTTGCGCATTTCATCTTCACGTTGCTTCAAGTACAGTTTTAGTGTTTCAACTCTTGCACCTGTCACCTTTGAAATTTGTTCCAGGCTGAAATTGCTGAAATTGTACGGTGCATTTAAGAATGCTTTCTCAGATGCTTTCTGCTGCCTTCTTCTCTCTGCCCTGTTCATGCTCTCACCAATCCTTTCAGCATTTGCGAAATATCATCAGCGGTCATATCGCCAATCCATTGTTCATTCTCGAAAACACTGTATAGTCTCATACTTCCGCCACCTTTCGATATTCATACCCTACAAGGCGAAACGCTCGTGGAGTATTCGGATGTGCAGTAGCAATCAATCCATCAAGTTCAAGTTGCCTCATATGTCGTTGCACAGTTGCTTTTGATATGCCAAGGCTTTCGGCAATTTCTTTAAATGACGGCGCGTATCCATATTTTGTAAAATATCTGATAAGAAACAGATAAATTTCTTTTCTGTTCTCTTGTCCTTCGAGATACTTTCTTTCGGTGTTATATTTACTTACCATAGTTACCTCTTTTCTTTTTATCTCTGGAATCGGATAGCGTGATATGCCGGGAAACAAGTTTCACTGTTCCAATCCCAGAGGGCGTGCGCTTTTTAAATAAGATCATTAATATTCATTTGCGAATATTTCTCGAAGATAAGCATTTCATTCTTTGCTCTTTCGTAAAATGTCCGATCAATTTCGAATCCGTAAGCATTCCTTCCAAGCTCATACGCGGCTCGCAATGTGGCTCCGCTTCCACAGCATGGGTCAATAACTACATCGCCGGAATCAGTAAACGTTTTAATCAGTTTCTTTAAAAGTGCAACTGGTTTCTGCGCAGGGTGAATCTTTGGGATATCTTTTGGGTCTCTTTCCCACTGAAACCAGTTAAATACCATGTGTCCGGTTCCTCTGATTGTCTTTCCATTTTCGTCAAACTGTGCGCCGTTTCTGAATTTTGGAAGTCGGTCTCTGTAAAACAGAAGCGCATATTCCGTGGCACCAACTACACGCATATTCGCTTTTAGCACCTGTGGACTATAGTTTTTGATAAATATAAGGGGGATATAATGGATAAATCCATGTTTTGCAGCTGCATTAATCAGAGTTTGAATTTGTTCAAATGAGCAAAATACGATCATACACGGTGAATTGCTGCTTCTTCCTCTTTGTATGGGCTTCTTATCTTCTTTCTTCAACATTCTTGAGCAGAAATGAAAGTACTCATACAAGTTGAAATTGAAGTCTGAGTTAAAAGCTGCTTTTCCGGCTAATTTACTTTCACCGTTTTTGTTATCGCCCCCTGTATACCACATAGGGTTGCTACCATAAAAATTGTTGCCAACATTGTAAGGCACATCCGCAATTACAAGTTGTGCTCTTGGAATTGCATATTTTTTATAATTCTGCATAGAATCTCTATAGATTTCACATTTTAATTTCATCTTTTAAAAGAAGCCCGGTGCACCCTTGCGTCATATGAAGGCAAGCTCCTTTCATTTATTTAATTGGAATTTTCTGCCAGAATCGGCAGCTTTATCATTTGTAAGATTCTTCATCAAGAAGATTGTTGAATTTTTCAAGTGCCTTTATAGACACCTTGTTGTTTGATTTCTCTGGTTTGATTGAAACTTCCAAGTGAGTATCAATGATATGCTTTAATTCTCTTGCAAGGGTTGTTTTTCCTTGCTTGATTCCATCTCTATAGCCTTTAGCTGGTTTGAATTCATTAATCTTTTCTTTCCCCTCGCCTTGGCTTCCAGATGTCTTGTTGTATCTGCATTGATAACCTTTCTTTGTATATTCCAGAATCCAGAACTGCTCCATTTTATCAAGCTGTTCTACCGGATAATGAATGAAATTAATTTTCCATCCAAAAGGATTATCTTCACTGTAGAACCCTCTTTTCTTTATGGATAAGTCGATGTGCTGATATCCAGTGAGATGCGAACACATCCTCTGAATTAGATGTACTGCCTGCCCGATATAAAAAAATGGGATTCCGTTTTCATCTACTCTGGTTAAGAAATAAATACCACTTTTGTTATCCAATTTGGGATTGACTTTTAAAAGTCTTTTCTTATTGCTTGCTTCGATAGCCTTGACCTGACGAATTTTTTTATAATCCACTAGGAATCACTCCTTTTCAATCTGGTCAACGAGTTTCTTACACTCATCTTTGACATAAGCAAGTGAGCGGATTTTATCTTCGGAATCATTATTTGATTCTCTCCAGAAATCTTCCATTGTATAAAACAATCTTTTGAAACCTGGGTCATCTCCAAAATACTGTTTTGCAACCTCAATATCGTATCCATCAAAACAATGAGCACAATCAAATCCAATCCACCATGTATCTTTATCATCACAATTATATAAATGCGATTCTGCATAAGTAACTCCACCATGGCATCTAAGATGACTCAACTCATCAACACTTTTGTTCGCTAACTTGTGACTGTAAGGTACTCCAACATATCCGCATCTGTATGCTCCGGTCGTAAACAGAACTACACATGGATAACCTTTATAATCAAATTTACACTCTAAAACTGGTTCCATTTAATCACTCCCATTCATCTTCATCCTCATATTCACCATCATCATAGTAACCATTTTCCATGATTTCTTTAAATGTAGCTATTGCTTTTCTAAACCTGTCGCGTAGAACCTCTTCTTTTTGCTCAAGATTTGCAATTACCTTTTTACGTTCTTCGATTTCTTTAAGCAGCGCTGCGTTTTCTTCTTCAAGATTGTATCTGGCAATACGTTTCATGGTTGTTGGGTCAAGTTTTACAAGTTCCTTTCCAGTGACAGTAAGAGTTGTTGGGTTCATCATTGCCGGCACATATGTTCTTGTTTCACCATAAACCGATGTAGTTTCTATTTGTTCTGGTGGTTCAGTAATATCCTCAATGGATTCAACATCAAAGCACATTATTTTCTGATTGCTGAAATAAATAATCTGTCCTGTTTGTACCATTTCATTACTCCTTAATTAAACGGAAGTTCGTCATCCATAATTGATGGCATATCCATGAATCCGCTTGTGTCCTGTTCTGGACTTGGAACTGGTGGCTGCGACTGTTCTTCTGGCTGGTTCTTCTTGTTTTCTGCAAACTCGCCATTCTTTCCAAGTGCAACGCAATTTATGAAGTCTGATGTGCGTTCATTATTTTTGCGATACTGTCTCTCAACTGCAAGTATGTATCTGGCGATCTTGGTATCATTTGTTCCCGTTCGGATGTCTGGATCTTTAATCAAACGTCCGATCAAAATTACTTTATTCATGTTTGTTCTCCTTGTACGGTTTTGGCATAGCTGGCAAAGGCATCCATGCAATTACTTTCAATTTTTCGAAACCGTCTGTAAAATATTCTCCATTCCACATTGCTCTGAATGGAATTGTTTCTTTTTCGGTAGCAATCAAATATATGTCTCCTTTAAAATTATGATTAGGTTTTGGTTCCGGCGGCAGTTTCACGTCTACTGGAATCCACATATCCGATAAGCTATAGGAATTAATCAGTTTTTCAACCTTTTCGATTGCATCATTCCAACCCTTGTTGTACCGACAGAACAACGGGTCAACATCTTCTGGATTGCTGTGGGTTGACGGCTTTTTTAATTTTTTAAGTGATTCTAAGAAATATTCCATGTGTCTTCCTCCTCATAATCATTGCAATAAAGTAAACCGTAATCCCATGCTAACGTACAGCAGTTACGAAACCTGCATTTGTTACAGTCTGTCATTTCCATAAAATTTCTCCTTTCAGAACGGGCATAAATTCAAGTCAACTTCCAGTCCAGCCCGTCCAATCTGAACCAGAACATTACTTCCTGCGACTTCCTGTATTTCTTTTTGTATTTTACTGGCATCTGATGCTTGACCACTTAAATGTACCAATGTCACTGTTCGGAGCGATTCTGTGCGGTTTTGCTTAATGAATTGTTTACAAGTCGGCAAAGAACAATGTCCTTTCAATCTATGGATGTAGTTGGCTTCTGACCTGTCCACCAGTTCTTCGCAGTAGTTGCATTCAATAATAATGTGGGCTGGTTTTGCGTTCTGGAAATCATACTTGCAATACTCAAAATCCGTCATGTACAGAATATTTCCCATTTCTTTATGCTTTATCAAGTAGCCAAAGTTCGGGCAAGGTACAAGCTGCTTTGTATCCTTATCATATGTCGTATGTGGGAGATTGAACGGAGTCACATTAAACGAACCAACTCTAAATGGGTATCTTTCTGGAACACCTTTCATCAGCTCACCTGTTCGGATGTTCATGTTCTCAACTGTCTCGTCATTGGTGTAAATCTGAATGCCTGCATTCATTATTTCCTTGAATGCTTCGGTGTGATCTCCGTGCCCATGTGAAAGAAGTACAGCTTCAACATTGCTTATCTGGTAGTCAATCCCTCTAAGGATTTTCTTGTAGTTGCATCCACAGTCAAGAAGAACAATCTCGCCTGTGCTTGACTGCAAAGCGTAACAATTTCCTTTGGTACTTCCTGTTGAAATTACTCGCATGAACAAATGATATCACCTCGCTTTCCACGAAATACATTTATGCTTCTAAGATATTTTCAACTTCATCTATGGCTTTCTCTAAATCGGAATAGGCATATGGTATGTCCTTCCCTCTATTTAGACTCTCTAACTCCGCATAGCTTACTTTGCACATGCTGTCTCGTATTAATTTGAGTTCCCTCAACGGAAGTTCAATGGTTATTACCTGTTCCCAGTCCTTCTTGCTGTCTACTCTCTTCATACTTCATCATCCTCCGGGAATCTGAACACGATGTTTGCCGGTTCGAATTTCACATCTGGGCTGTTAACCATTGTTTTGATGATTCCAAAACCTCTTGCAGCCATTTTTATACATTCCTCGTAATCGTCATCGCTCATTTCAACGTTTTGCGCAAGAAACATTCCTGCATACACTTTATGCAACGCTTTCATAGCTTTTTGGGCTTTTTCATTTGTCGAATAACGAGCCATAATTGTTCCTTTTTCACCAACTATCGGCACATATACTCTTATAATATTTCCTGTTCTACTTAATGCTGCGATTTCATAAGGAACATCAAATTCTCCATTCTGACTTACTAATCTCATTTCATTCTCCTTTCAATATCCAAATCCATACTATGGCATAATTTGATGCAATTTCCATGAAGCATATGATTCTTGCATGATTCGTATTTTTCATTGAATTTTTTTATCGGCATCTTCCTGTCGTTCACCGCCTGTACCCATCTTCGAATTTTCCTCTGTGTTTTTCTTTTCTTATCACCACGCAATTTCCTGATATATTTTCCTTCATCAGTCACGTAATGGTGAAAACCCAGATAACACAAGCCCATGCAAAATGGTACAATTTGTGATTTAGGATTTAATTCCAGTCTAAGGCTTTCAATCATCATTCGGATTGCTTCAAAAATTTCTCTGGCATCTTCTTTCGTTTTACAAATCACATAAAAATCATCGTTGTATCGTCCATAATATGGATTTCCAAATTCAATCGTTATCATCTGATCCAGTGAATGTAAAAGCAACAATGCGTACTTCTGATTTACCTGATTTCCTAATGGAAGCCCGGGATTACCTGTACTGTCAATAAACAAATGGTTTAACCAGACTGTAAAATCATCATCAAAGTAATAATCCAAAACATCCTTCATGATTTCATGGTCTATGCAATAAAAGTATTTGTGAATATCACATTTTACAATCCAACTATTCATTCCATTTTTTTTATAGAAATCCAACATTTGATTTCTTAACCCGTCCATTGCCATGTGTTGCCCTTTTCCTTGCTGCCCGGCAGTGTTCCATTTAATCAGGATATTTTCAAGTTTCGGTGTCAGAATGTAATCAGAAAAGCATCTCTGCACTACTTTATCCTTAAATGCACATGATTCTATCGTTCGCTCTTTTGGCTCATGAATTTGAAATTTATTATACGGATTTATGGTATACGTTTGACTTTCTAATTGTTCCTTCAAGAGATGAATGCCTTCAAGAGACAAATTAGAAAATCTTGCAGTACCTGAATTAAATTTCTTACCGATCTTAACCTTTTTGTAAGAACGATATAAATTCTCAAAATTTGCAATAATTTCTTTATCCATTTATTTTGTTCCTTTATATTTGTCCATTGCGGAAAGGTTATGCATTTGCTTGTATCTTTTCTGATTTCAGCTTTACGCTTACTCTGTCTGCATGTGATCCATGTTGGGCGAACACCATTTTCGTTGTTGTAATTGTTGTTGTTGATATAGCCCGAAGGGGAAACAACGGTATTCGCAGTGCATAACCTGTGAAAATTATCTTTTTCTGTCTTTTGTTCTCCATGAAATAGTCATGTACTTTATATCTTTTACCATTTGCGACCATGCTTCCATTCCACCGGAATTGATAATTCCTAATTCATATGAAAGTTCTATAAAGTACATCAACTCATCACAATGAGTAATGGCTTTTGTTTGAAGTTCTAATCGCTCTCTTTTATAATCTTTCAGATCAGTTCGGTTGGCTTCAAATAGTGACTCATAAATTTCCAATGCTTTATTTTGCATTTTATCTACAAGTGAAAACCTGTATTTTTTCGGGTATCGTCTGGCATTACTCGTAACTATTAATGTATGCTTTGCAAGTTGCTTGGCCTTTGTTATTACCTTTAAATCTTCATTTGCCATCAATCATCATTTCCTGATTCAAAGATTGAAGAAGAAAAGATACAAGCTGGGCGAACACCATAACCGTCGTCGTAAAAGCTGTAAATGTCGCAGCTGACATAGCCCGAAGGGGAAACAACGGTAATTGTTGTACTGTAATCATTTACTGGTGTACTCCATGGCGTAATCAACCACCACCATTTCGACATGTTCGGCAGCAATTTACGATATTTCCGGTACTCATCCACAGTCAAAAGTGAAATCCTATCTTTACAATGTCCATATTCTGTCTGGCCGTCCATAGAAAGTAAATCTCGATCAAACTCAATAACTGCATCTTCTCCAAGCTCGTCCGTAATTTTTTTAAGAAAACGAGTGTTTAACTCATTTCTCAGTTTACTTGAAATCCAGTTATTTGAATCTGAATCAAATGTTCTTTCTTTTCCATCAAATCCATTCAAAATGGCAAAATATCCTTTTTCTGTCTTATCCAGAATCAGCCATTCCATACCTGCAAGTTCAATAGCTTTTCCGATTTCCGGCTTTCCGATGTGCTTTTTCTTGAATTCCGTGAACTCTTTACTTAATCGGGATAATTCATCCTCAAAATATTTCAGATTTTTCTTCATAATCATTCCTCCGCCTTAGATACAAAGATATTAGATTTTAAGATACAAACTGAGCGAACACCATTAACGCTGTAGTAATAGTCGTAGTCGAAATAGCCCGAAGGGGAAACAACGGCACAGGCTTTCTCCCATCCACGTTCTTTCGTTGACCATGGCGATAATGTCCAATACCAATCGTTTAAACACGGATTCGGTGTGATATCTGTATATCCGCGCGCTTCATCAAACGTAATCGGTCGAATTTTGCAATCAACAGTCCCCAATTTCTGTCCATCCACGGTGATAATATCTGCTGTGTGCTCTTCGATATTTTCAGCGCCAAATTCTTCCTCAAAATCATTTAAGATTTCTGTGTCACACAGTTTCTTTACATTTGATGCTTTGTAATCTAAGGTATCACCAAACTCTACATTTTCTTTCACCAGATCAAGCGAAATAATTTTCGTTGTATCTCCATACTGTTCCAGAACCTTGTATTTACGCTTCCCGGTGGTCTGAAAAACATCTCCTCGTTTCAGCATTGACAGCGCAACCTTGCCAGCTTCTTCCTGCTTTTCCAGAAGTTCAACCAGTTCCTTTGCTTTCTGTAAAATTTCTTTATTGTTCATATCACATTTCCTCCTGCTTCATAAAATCTGGAATCTCTGGCTCAACAACTGCTGCCGGAACTGGTTCTTTCTCGGCAGTCTTTACGGCTTCTGCGACTGTTGGCTGTTTCGGCTGTTCTTCGATTGCCATTGGTTCTGGGATGAATTCCTCTTTATTGGCGTGCTGTTCGATTTCATATGCAACATCAGCTGCAAAAGCGTCATTTCTTGAAACTGTTTCTGTATCATCGTCCGCTTCCTGTACGAAAACATCACCATGAGTGTTGATGATCTGCTTTAAGGCACGATTGATAACGGTTTTCTTTGCCATCTGATCAGTGAATTTCTGGTGTGTGCCATTCCCATTTTCCTTGTATCCGAAGCCCTGTGACCAAGCTTGCTTAATCTGTTTGATGTTCATTACTTCCAAATGCTTCGCCCCATCTTCCATCAGCACAACTGCGTATGCTCCAAGGATTTTTTCGTTATCAATGTTCATAAAATCCTGTTCGTGAGAATCCAGAACCTTATTTCCGTCTTCAATATGATATTTGAATTTATCTCCTTGGTAGATGATCTCTGCGTGAATATCTTTCATTCCGTATCTTCTGGCAATCGTCATATTTCCGAAATATGATCTCTGGAACTGGCATTGACCGCTGTAAGCGATGAAATACCCCTGTTTTTTTTGTACTGAAAGTCCTAGTGTTGCCATGTTCATAAGACTGTTTGCGATGCTAATCTGGCTACAAGATTCCAGAATTGGTTTGTTATTCCTGTCTTTCGTTTCCTTGAGAACTAGATATGCCCCCATAAGTGCATTGCTCAAGTTGTAGTCTTTTGGGAACGAAAGACCATATTTACATTTTTCTTCAAGCTGTTTTGTCAATCCGTCAATAAACTGATTGTTAATCACAACTGCTGCCTGCTGTTCTCCTACTGTTGCTACCTGTGTTTTGTTTGCCATTTTAATTCTCCTTTTATATTTTTTATACTTTTCTCAGGCACATACATAGTGAATCGAAATTCAAAATAAAAATCTATGCTACGCTGTTCTAATCTTTGTTACGTTGTTATATACTGTCCTATTTTGGTGGAATCTCAATCCACCGTGAATGTACCTGAGAGTTATGCTCAGTGGCATATGAAACAGGATGAAATAATTTGTCTTTTTCTGTTTTTTCCTTTTCTGTCCTGTTCTGTATTTGCTTGAAATTTTCTATACTTCCGGGCATTCACCCGGATTCATATGCCACTGAAAAATTCTTTTAATAAATCACAATGTTTTCTTTCGAAACGTGGTATCTACCATATCCGCTTGTGCGTCCAGAGCCAATGCCACCGCCAAAACCTGCAAGTTCGATGATATTGATGATCTGTTCAATCGAATAAATATTCTCGACATATGAAATCTCGAATGTCGCTTTCCAACCGGAAAATCTATTCAGATGCACAAGCACCGGAGCACCCTTCTTTGGAGACATGAGTTTTTCATCAATATTGTGCTCGGCAAATGTGATTGGAATTAAACCGCCTTTTGCCGTCACATTTACTCCTGCTTTAAATTTCGTGCTGTATTTGTCGATGCCGTTTCTGACAACCGCATCACAGAACGATTTAAGAAGTCCAAAAGCTGTGATACATGGGGCATTGTTCTGCAATGCTTCAATCAGTCCTTCTTCCGAAAAGTTTGTAGGTTTTCCATCTCTCCAATGCATAGACGTGATGATTTCTTCCCAAACGTTGGATTTTTCAGTTCTTTTTGCCTTGTCCTTTCTGGCGTTAATTAAATCCATTGCCACAACATCATTCATCTTATTAAGGACTAAATCTCCGTCTCCTTCGATTGTGATTGTTGCATGTTTAACGTTGATTGCCTGTAACTGGATTCCTTCTTCTTTTTTAGTTGCCATAATGTTTTCCCTCCGAAATTTTATGATTTGATTTATAGTTTCTGTTTGCGCAAACATCCAAACAGATTAATCTGCAATAAATACATATGTAGTATGCTGTTTTGATTTATTTTGTTCTGCGGTATTCTATGGTGTCCTATGGTATCCTGCGGATTAACCCGCTTGAATCTTTACGCAAATTTCAGATGCACTTAGCCGACAATAGAATGTGCTATATTGTACTTTCGTATGCTGTTCTATATTGTGCGAAGATATAATCTTCTGTGCTTGGCAGATTCTACTGCCAGTTAAATACATCTGTGTTGAATGCTCGGTAGGTAACATGAATTGTCTTGCAGTGTCATATACTGTGTTATTCTGTATTGTCCTATGGTATCGTTTAGTATCCTGTGTGACATTTTTCATGCCACCTACCCAAAATTCAAATTTTGGAGAACTGCTTTGCAGACGATATAAAGGTCATATTTTTGTCGTATATTTTGCTATCGTATACTTTGCTATCATATGATGTCGTGTGGTGTTCTATGTTGTTTTGCTTTGACGGTTATACCGTCTGAAAAACAGCCCTCCGTTGAAGTGTTGTGTTGTATTGTTCTGTGCTGCTATTTCCTGCTATAAGATTTTTTATCCTATAATAAGTGTTCACAACACTCGTCACTCTGCACAAAAGAAAGAGATACTGCACTATACTGAATTATTTTATTTTGTTTTGTTGTGAGTTATCCTGTCTTTCTGCTTATGCAGACTGATAAATGCTGTGGTTTCCTACGCTCATAAACCTGTAAAATTAAGCGAATATTTTGTTTTAACCTATTTTGTTGTGTTCTGTATTATCGTGTGATGTATTTCATTTGCCCATTTTACAGGCATATTAACGTAGGAAGTTTGCCGCTACTGCACTCATAAACCTACAAGAATAAAAGTTTTGCATAATATGCTGTTCTATTGTGCTGTATCGTGCTTTGTTGTGCGTTGTTGTGTTCTGTGCTCCTACTCCTGTAGGAATATCAGCACAGTAGCAGCTTTGACATTTAATTAATCATTTCCCATATTTCTTCGTATTCCGAGATATTCTGGAATTTCTGCTTTATTGCCAGAAGTTCACTCCTGCAACGTTCCACAAGTGCTTTATATTCGTCTGGCTTCTTCAAGATCAACTTTGTTGGTTTATATCCAGATTCGTTATCCGTCTTGTAGAAAACTCTGATTGTTGTCGGCTCTGGTTCTTTATCTGGCTTCACCTCGACGATTCTAAGATTTCTTACAACCGATCTGGCTTCCTGTACTCTCCATTTCTCGGCAGCTTCGGTATCGTCCCATGTAAAGCACTTGTGAAGTTCAGTATTGCTATCTCTTGCTTTGTCAAGAATCTGCTGTGGCGTAGCTGATTCTAATTCATCACAAATTTCCATGATTTCATCTGCGCATTTCTGTGCATCGGCTTTAAATCTATATGTTCCCCAAGTTGCTAACTGCATATTTCCCCTCCCTGTACTTTTACTACTCGCAATAACTTCTATTACAGAACGGGCAACCCGTAATCAACTGCCCTGCTGCACTTTCAACGGAATACCCGTGCGTTTCTTTTCCGTACCGTGTCCGTCCTTTCTCGGAATAGATATTCTGGTGGCAGTCCCAACAAATACCATTGCCCGGTGCAAAACGTGGTAATATCTTTGTTTTACAGTACCAGTCCTGTGCTTTGATTGCTTCTGGAATGTTATATGTAGTTGTTGCCATATTAAATCCCCTCCACTTTTAATTCATTGTCGGAAACTTTAAGGAGAATCATCTGTCTGTCTGTATCTGGTATTCTGTCAGCATTCACACTTTCAACATCATCAACCCAAATTGGCAAGTTTAAGCCGTTCAATTCCTGCAATCCAGTCACGAGGTCGATGTTGCAAAGAATCTGATCAGAGTGATTCAATCCATCAAAATATCCGATTCCGTCACAAATCATCTTACAAACTTCCACCGGCTCACCGTCCTGCGTATAGTCCAAAAACTGAAACTGAAAGTGCTTGAAATGTGGATTGATAGCTTCTGCAAGTTCCTGATTTTTTTTGATGGAAAATTCTTTCAACATGTCAAGTTTCTGCTGAATATCGGAATCTTCCTGTCCTAATTTCTTTCTGTCCGCATTTAGTTGTTCGAGAGTTTCTGCCTGTTTCTGAACTGCCTGTTTTGCCATCTCGATTTTTGTTTCGATTCCTGTAAGTTCCTTTTCAGCAGACATTCTTTCTGCCTGAACTGCTGCATTTTCCTCAGAATTATTAGTCAGTCCATCAAGCTGTTCCTGTTTCTTCTGGATTTCTGCTACAACTGCCTGATACTCTTCGTTTCCAGACATATCTGGCTCTGACGGAAGCTTCTCTAATTCCTGATTTTTCTGTGCAATCTCAGATGCCAGAGTGGAAATATTTTTCTTTGTCTGCTCAATCTGCGATTCGATGTCTTTGCGCTTTTCCTCAACTTCTTTTCTTCTGGCTACTTCGGAATTGCCTTCTTCTGTAATGTCTTTAAGTTTCTGTTGTTTGTCTGCTTTAAACTGCTCTTTTTTTGCAAACTCTGCACGGATTCTTTCCTGTTTCTTCTGTTCAAATTCAGTTTTAAGACGTTCAACCTGTTCTTCTGGAAAATGCTGTCCACAGGTCGGGCAAATAGCTGATTCAGGATCAAATTTTTCATTCTGTATGGCATTTAAAACTGTTTCATCAAATGTGGACGCATACGTCTGTTTATATTTCTCCTGCAAAACCGTAATTCTCTGCTGAATTCGTTCTGGTTTCTCGGCGGTCGCAAGGAAATTTCCCAGAATTCGGAGATTTTCTTCTTCATGTTTCTGCTTGAATCGCCTGTCATTTAATAAGGAAACGATTTTTCTCTTTTCTTCCTGTAATGCTTCTGCTGCATTTGAAATGATCGCATCTCTGGACTTCTTAAGACCTACAATTTCATAGGAAAGTTCATCATATGCTTTTCCAGAATCACTCAGCTGTTGTTCTTTCTGCCTCAGCTCGCTCAGATGATTTAAAACTTGTCCTCTCTTTTCTTCAAGGACTGTTGCGTCTGGCATTCCTTGTTCCTTTACGGTATCAATCTCAACCTTTTTGGCATCAATTTTCTTCTGGATATCTTTTCTGTCTTTGTTGAGTTTTTTCACAACTTCCTCGACAGAATGATTCTTGATAATTTCTGAAACTTCTGGATTGTCCTGTAATACTTTATCCGCATTGAATCCTGCCATCTTTTCAAGCATTGCTCTGGCACTTGCTGTTGATTTTTGAAGTTCATTAAGGAATACTCTGGCATTGCTACACATCATAATGGTTTCTGGGTCTGCAATTCTTTTTAAGAAATCTTTGTATTTTGTCTGGTTGTAATCAAACCCATCAACCTGATATTTTGTGGTACTGGAAGATTTTCCTTTCTTCGTTTCCTTACGGATCACGGTTTCTTCTCCATCAATCAGAAGTGTGAGTTCTCTGGATACGACACCCTCAACTTCTTCTCCATCTTCTTTTCTTCTGACATTATTCGGAGATGTACCGTCTGCAAGCTTTCCTGTCAGTGTATCAAAATATGCATCCATCAGTGTCGATTTTCCCTGACGGTTCCTACCGGATACCATCGTTCGTGGTACAAACTGATACTCCGCAGACTCAAACTTCTTGTAGTTCTCAATATTAAGCTGTTTCAATTCTACTGTTTTCATGCTGTTTTATCCTCCAACCAATATGCTGAAACTTCATAAGCCGTTCTTTTTTCAACCTCAGTTTCAACTTTTTTTGTGTATTCTCGGCTCTGTATTCTTCCTTGCAAAAGAATGTTATCCCCAACTTCGCAACCGCCAATATATCTGGCATCTCTTCCCCAGCAAATGCACGGTATGTAGTCAGATATTCCATGTGGGCGGTTTACTGCAAGAAGAATATCTGCGATTTCTCTTCCGTTTGGTGTCTTTCTGTACACTGGCGGTTTGCAGATAAATCCGTCCAAAAGAATATTATTGGTATGATATGTACCTTCCTCTGCAAACTTAATTTCTCTTGCGAAAACAAAGAGAATTAATTTACTGCGTTTGTCATCATGCTTGTTGTAAGAACGGAACTGTCCGTAAACTTCAACCATTTCTCCGGTATAGTCCTGTGTTACATCAATAAGCCTTTCGGATACCATAACTGGAAGAATATCCTTTGTATCGCTCAGTCGTTTTGCCGATACCTGCATTGTGTAAAACTTTTCTCCATATGTTTCATGGCTAAATTCAAACTTGGATTCAATTGTCCCAATCAGTGTTGCCTGATTGTTTTCTAAAAGTTTATTCAACTCCGTTTACCCACCTTTCTATCTGCATTAAAATAGGAAGGGATATCATTGAAGACACTGCCGCACTTATGCAGAACAGTTTAAGTACATCCATTTTCGTCATCCACCAGAGTAATAATGCAATCGTGGAAAATGTTCCAACCTGTGCCATCACTCCGATAAAATACATTCTTTTTCTCATATCCCTCACTTCTTTCTTTTTGTTGCTGCTATTGCAAGTAAAACTACTGATAGCGCTACAACTGCGACTTCCAGACGTTTTGTTTTTGCCGCCTGATCTGCGATGATTTCGCTTGCAAGGCTCTGGTTTTTAGTTACGTTTTCGGTGTGTTTTGTGATTTTAGACATAAAAAATGCCCTCCTGGTATAAATTTTCTTTTCAAATACAGGAAGGTATGTTATACTTTACCTGTATTTAACTTACCCAATTAAGTTAGATACGTGGCTCTGCGTGGTATTTGCCGTACCCGTGGAGCCAAACTACTCTTCTGCAACAAATTCTCCGTTTACAAGTTTATAAAATGTATCTGGTTTTATCTTTGTCCCGTCTACTTTTGCGGACTTCACGTCTACAATATGGTATGTTTCGTCTTCAAATTTCTTCCATTCAGCAAGTACAATAAAGCATCCAATAGACCCTTTTGCTTTGGAACCGTATCCAATTGCCATTGCAACACTCTCTTTTCCTTCTACGGTTGCCGCTGAACGGTATCCGGTGTTGGTTGCCGCTGAACAGTATCCGGTGTTGGTTGCCGCTGAACAGTTTCCGGTGTTGGTTGCCGCTGAACAGTTTCCGGTGTTGGTTGCCGCTGAACGGTATCCGGTGTTGGTTGCCGCTGAACGGTATCCGGTGTTGGTTGCCGCTGAACAGTATCCGGTGTTGGTTGCCGCTGAACAGTCTCCGGTGTTGGTTTTTTATCATTGTTCCAATCAACTTGGTTCTTGATATATTCAACACCGGCTTTTACGATTCCAGCAATCCCGATCTCAGCTTTGATCGAAATACTTTTTCCAACTCTCTTGCTATCATTTGATTTTTGATCGTTTGCATCCAAATCTACTTCACAGTATCTTGAATCTGACGGTGCATAATATCTAAATACATCTAATGGAAATTCACACGCATGAAATCCTTTTTCGCAAATTTCAGCACTTTCTTCTGAATATTTTTTCCCGGTTTCGTACTGGAAATCTTGACATTTCAAATCTTTATCGAACCCTTTATAACACAGCATTTTTATTTTTCCTTTCTTTGAACTCAATTCCAAGAATTGCAGCATATCTTCTTTTTCGATGTGATTGTCTACTTCAATCGCTATGAATCTGCTTCGTCAATATCACGAATGGATTTCTGAATCGCAGAACTAACTCCGCTTGTAACGCATTCGGTAATTGTCTTCCCGTCAATATTTACCGTGTGCGTTACTTTTTTTGTTCTCGTAGGGGCAACTTCTTTCCGAATAGCTTTAAGCTCTTCTAAAATCTGTTTGAGTAATGCACTTGTTTCTTCCACCATATCATTCCTTTCTGTGGTATACTCTAATTAAAAAAATGGAGGTTTTAATTATGTTGAGTACCATTGTTAAATTTGTTACAGAAAATAAGTCTTTGCTTACAACCGTTATTGCAATCGCAGGATTTGTTCTTTCTCTATTTCAATTCATCCATTCGCTTTGGAACAAACGAACAAATATTTCTGTTTCATTGGAAACACTATGCACTTTAAATGTAGAAAACGAACAGTCTATCAAACTAGGTTTAATTCTTCAGAACAATTCATCTTCAGCCATAATCATTACCAGAATTTCTTTGCTTTTAGGTCATTGCCGTACTTCATATCCATGTGTTCTAACTCACAGATGGGTTGCTGAACGTTATCACCCAAAGTACAATGAAACAGATATTCCCATCACTGAAAGAATATTCAGTGCGGATTTTCCAATCTCTTTACAACCATCGCAAGGGATATTTGAAATTGTCCTGTTTGATATTCCTGCCAATGTTAAATTAAGTAACGATTTTATTACGTTAAAAATCATTACAAACAAAAGAAATAAAATCTGTGTACTTCAAGTACCGAAAGAAAGCAAGGACTTACTTTCGATTTAGGAAAAAAGTAATTATATTTAGAATAATTGCTGCAATCGAAAACAAAAGTGCTACATCGTACAAATCCATTTGATTACCTCCTTTCAGTTAAGAACTTTCTTTCTTATCAGAATCATCGTCTTTCTTATCAGAAGAAAGGCTTTCTACTTTTCCAAGGATGTAGCCTTTGTCAAAATCTGACATATTGTTCACTTCCTTTCTACGCACAATATTTAATTTCGTATTCAGTTACGATCTTTGAGAAAATCTCACGCAACTTTTTATCATCGTCAATGATATCCATTTTATTGAGTGCATTAATCGTTGTCTTCGTACACCCTTTTTCTTGCATACGGTTGCGTTTGTTCCTCAGCCTAGTACTCAAATCACATCCTGCTCTGCGTTCCAATTCTTGATACATTTCTGTTCTCAGCATTCTGAACTCTGCTCCTGCACATTTTTGTATGCGATTGAATTTCAAATTGATTTCTGAACGCCAGTTATCGAACACCGGTTTAACTGCTTCTTTGATATTCTCTGTAGTCGCAACAGCTTTATCTGCTGTTTCTTTGGCAAGCAAAATCTGCCGGTCTCTTTCTTTATCAGCAAGTTCTTTCTCTACCATTTGTGAAAGTAGTCCCTGCAACATTTGAAGTTCTGGTGATAATGCCCTTTTTACTTTTTCTCTGGTTTTGAAATATCCATTCACAAGCTGTCTCTGAACATCCCATGCTAAATTGTCTGTAAAAGACTTTACTAACATCAGATATCCTTGTTCTGTCATAAGGGCGTAATCAGAAGTTGCCTTGTCTGGAATGTCAAAAATTTTGGTGCGACGAATTTCGTCGGCGCTTACTCGGAAGAAATCTTCACCCTCTATGAAACGCTCTCTGTTGGTTCTAAAATTTCTGCTTGCTGTTCCGTCTGGTCTACCGTGTACCATGTCAATATCTTTGAACGTTACAACTCGCTGACCGTTATACTCTTTTATGGAAATGTCTGAATTTCCAATATGTACTAACTGGTTCGTGCTTATCACTCCTTTCTTAATCACTTTTTACTGTTGCAGGTTCTTTTTTACTGGATTCGCTTTCCTCTATATCAATGATTGCTTTTCCATACCAGAGCATTTGATCTTGCTTTTTCTCTGGCAGATTATTAAAACGTTCTACCATTTTTCTAAACGCTTCTCGTCTATCACCTGTCATTCCTCTCACTCCTTTCTGTATCACTTGTGTGATTATAATATATCACTAGAGTAATATTTTGTCAAGCATGATATTACATTTTTGTTGACTTTTTATCACTCTAGTGATATTATAATATTGAAAGGAGGAACAAGCATTGGAAACAATAAATGAAAGAGTTTCGATTCTTCGTAAACAATTAGGAAAGAATCAGAAAGACTTCGCAGAGACACTCGCAATTAAACAAGCGGCATTGTCCATGATTGAAAACGGTCAACGTGATCTATCCGAAAAGAACATCAAACTAATATGTGCCAGCTACAAAGTCAATTATGACTGGCTCGTAAACGGAATCGGAGATATGTTCCAAAGCGACGATAGTGATGCGCAGGCTATCGTTGATTCGGTAATGACCGGGGATAATGACTTTGCTAAGAAAATTCTTGTAAAGTTCGCAAAGCTCAGTGATGAACATTGGAAGCAACTCCAAGAAATCCTAACAGAATTGGAAAACAATTAAAAAAGAAAGGCCAGAGAATAAAAAACTCTGGTCTTTTTTATATTCTGCTTTGTTGTTTTGATTTATAGTGATATAATAAAATCAACTAATACCAAGGAGGAAATGTCTATGAAGAAAAAGCTATTAATTGCATTTTGTACTTTTGCAATTTTAGGAGTTTCTACTCCAACTTATGCAGGTGGCGTGACTGGCGTTGAAGTTCAAAAGGATGATTCTGAAAAGTACGGTGTAATCGGTGATTTTGATTATGATATAGAGGGAAACTCTGTGAAATTGCACGGTTATGATGGCAAGTGCAAAATTTTAGAAATTCTTCCATCATACAATATTGACGGAACAGACTACGCAACAGATTTATCAGATTTCCAGATCGGAATTGGAAGTTCTCATGTTGAATCAGTTATTTTTCAAGAAGGAATTACTGAAATATATGATGCTGCTTTTAATTCCTGTGATGTTCAAAAAGTATTTTTTCCTAAAAGTATGATAAACGTAACAGATAAAACCTTATCTTACTTAAATCCTAAAGAAGACGGCGATCTCATCCAGATTTACTATGCAGGCACACAAGACGACTGGGGAAACATTTTTACAGAATATAAAAGAACAAAAGTTGAAGACGCTGAATTCGGAGAGGAATTAGGAACATCTATTGCGGACAAAATAAATTCAATGTTAGGCAGCGATTATGACAGTTCCGAATTCGAATATTATTTCTCCGCATCGCCAGATGATTTAAAAACAGAATAATTATTATGCCGCATCTGCTTTAACTGTAGATGCGGCATTTTAGGCTACTCTTCTCTTAAATATAAGTATACCAGCAACTTGTATACTCTTTTTAAAGTACTTTCTAATTTTACCTTATCTAATAATTCAATAATCTCTTTCTTATAATCCATAAATAACCCTCCCAATTGAAACTTTACTACAGTATATGTCTGGACAGTGAAAAATATGCATTCGAACATTTATTTTTATCATATTTTCCGTAAGTCCAATGAAAACAGGACACATGGATTAATATTCGCCCTTGCAAACTGCCAGAGATAGACTGGAATATTTATGATCGCATAGAAATTATTTGTGTAGTCAAAGATAAAATCTGATTTGTGCGGTGAAATGTAGAATTTGAGCGTAGATTTAGACGCCGGTTTCAAAACCGTGCTCATAGTAAGCGTTGAATGCTTGTGCATAGTTTGGGTTGAGTATATACCAAAATCCTTATTGGCATAGTCTTTCACGCACATTGGCAAGTGGATTATGTAGTTGGCAAAGAGAATTACTCCTGCTGCGATCAGCAATCTCTCAATCTTCCTCATAATATATACCTCTTTAGTCTATAATTTATGTACTTAGTTATACCACTTTTTGTGCAAATTAATCGGGCAAAACGATAAAACTGCATTTTTAATGGATAAAAATATGAAAAATATTTCGGTTTTGACTATGCTATTGTCGATTCTTGCGGTATAATATATGCAAATTTTACCAAGGAGGAATGCACCATGAGAAGAAAACTTATAGTTGCAATGCTGTCAGGAATTTTATGCGCTTGCCCCATAGAAGTCTATGCAGACGCTGAAATGACTCAAGAAGAAACAGACATGAATTCTTTATCAGAGGAAGAATACAAGAAAAAATGTACCGAAATGTGGTATGAAGATATTACTTTCTCAAAGAAAAGTCTGGAAGGTCAGTTTGTCAAAATAGATCTTTACGTTGAAGGCACTGCAACAATAGACCCTTATGATTTAATGATCTCCGACAAGACTGAAAAGTATAATCTTAGCAGTAATTGCAGTCTTGTTGGCATTTATTCAAAAGATACCGACAGCTACGGAAGCGGCAATGACGTGGGTATTCTATACTCCAATGATTATGATTTCAAAAATACAGACTATGTTCCAGGGACTTACTTGACACTTTATGGGGAAATTATTGATTATGGTATCGACTATTGGAGCGGTCACAATTCAGCGTGGTTTATGCCAAAATATATCGAAAACGTGAGGGATGTTAAATGAGGAAAAGAAAGAAAATAGATAAAGTGACTCAAAAGATAAAATGCCCTGCTCTTACTTGTCGTAGTGCTAATGTTCAGATCGTTAGTAAAGGATTGTTCTCCACAAAATACCAATGTAAAAGTTGCGGTCGTATTTTCAAAGGATAAACAGCAACGAGCCGAGGATTTTACTCCCCGGCTCTTTTTATGGCAAAACCTGCATTCACGATCACATCTCCTCCCCAGAGTAATCTGGCAGGCTGTACCAACGTATTAAGATGTCGATTTTTTTCGAACTTCTGCTGAACTATTTACACATTTCCGTTTCAGTGCTACTATATTACCATAATTAATTGATTAGATGAGGATAATCTGATGAAAGTTGAAGCGTAGGCGATAAACGGAAGGTGATTACTATGAAAATTGCTATTTGTGACGATTGTGAACTACAGGTTGAGTATTTTAAGCATCGGATTGAACCGTTTTTGAAGCAAAACGGTGACCGGAATTATACGATAGACGGTTATTTCAGTGGGGAACCCTTGATAGATGATGTTAAGGACGGAAAATGGTTTGATATGATTGTCTTGGATGTAATACTTAAAAACGAAAATGGCGTGGATATTGCCAAAGAACTCCGAGAGTGTGGATATAAGGGCAAAATTGCTTTCTGGACAGCTCACAAGGATTTTGTTTTTGATGCGTTGGATGTTGAATTTACGCATTATATCATCAAGGGAAATGAACACGGAAGAATGTTTTCTATGATTGACAATACCTTGAGTGATATGAAACACAAGATGCTCACAATCAGACACAGAGATTGCATTATAAGGATTCCATTGAACAAAATCGAGTACCTCGAAGCACGGGATAAGCAAGTTTTTGTTCATTGCACGAACGGGATTATGCACAGTATGTATGCAACTTTAAAGTCGGTTGAGCCTTACCTTGATAAACGGTTTTTGCGTTGCCATAAGTCATTTGTTGTAAACATGGATTATGTGCAAAAGCTGGATTCTGATTTTACGATGTTTTCCGGGGATAAAGTGTTGATTCGTAAGAACGGATATGCGGATATTAAAAATCAATATTGGGAATACATTATTAAGTGAAGCAAAAGAGATGGTCTGTCAAGGAAGAAACAGACCATCTCTTTTTTTGAGTCCATGCTTAAACTCTGGGGAGGAGTTGAATTATGGTATATTTATTATATCACACTTGTTACACTTTGCAAATATCTTTTACAGCCACAAATCCGTAGTACTTGCCTGCAATGCGGACATAGTGCCATGAAACACCGTTTGTTGCTTTCTGAGTGAAATTCATCACGTCAACAAGGTTGCCTCTCACAAGCTTAGGCCATTTCTTAATAGACGGATAGTTGCCACCGGCCCACGTGCGTACAACCGTAGATGCCGCAGATACTTTTCCGACAAAGAGACGCTGCGTCTTGTTCTGCTTGTTGGTGATTGTAGTCGGTTTGTTTTCAGCTCCGTCAACTTGCAAATACTTAGTTGCCGCCCATCCAATGCCGATTCCAACAACTTTGACTTTCGTCCACATACCGGATTTCTCACCGTTAATTTCTACGCGATTTCCCTTGTTGATCTGTCCGAGAACATAACCATTCGGTTCCTCGCGGATGTACAGGGCATCAACTGTAGATGTGACCGTGCCGGTTGCTTTCCATGTCTCTGTAGAAGTTTTCTCATCTCCCCATGTAATCCAGATATAGCCGTCGATTACCGGATCACTGATAGCGTAGGATTTATTTCGAACAGCTCCACCATTTGCTACTACGCCCGCTGCACTGGAAGTATTTCCTTCATTGGTATATACCGTATTACTGTTAAAACTACGAACAGAGCCTATATGGGAACCATTTCTAAAAATAATCAAAGCTCCTACTTTTGGTGATTTGTGCCATGTTCCATTGGATTTAGCGTGGTTTGTAACACTCTTGCAGTTGTAGAATCCACCACCCATGATCTGCAATGCTTTTGTAATACCTAAGACTTTCGCCAACTTCCAGAACTGGAACTCTGCGCACCATGGCTGTCCCTGACATCCCGGCTGTCCCCAATTATCTACATCACGGGCAAATTTGGTATAGTTATTGTATCCGGCATTTTTCTGGAAATCATCAAGATAAGCGTTTGTGCGTTTTTCCAGATACGGTTTATTGCCGCCATTGTTTGCGTAATAATCACCGAGTTCTGTGAATTTTTGTAATTTTGTTTTTGCCACTGTCGTTGCCTCCTTTTTTGCATATACCCGAATCATCTCGATGACCTTCTTCTGTCTTGTTGTGTAGTCACCAACCTGATTCGATCTCGGGTCTGCTGGGTCTGTGCATAATGCTGCATAGATGGTTTCTGAAGTATAAGGCTTTTTAGCCTTACTCAGTATCCTCTGTAATGCAGATGCGCCGCCCTGATGAATAATGTTGATACATTCCATCATGGCATCGTCCGGCATGGTTCCGTATTTCTTCGCGATACTTTCAGAATACTCGGTGATCTGTTCTTCCATCAGCTCATCCTGACACTTGATACCGAGATTGGAACTGATGATAGAAATGATACATTTTGCTTTTGCGGATGACGGGGAAATCGCATAGGTAGACCAGTTCTTTTTCAACAGGTCAGATTCAAGCCCCTGAGTGTCCATTTTTTTGAATAGTGCCGGATTTCCTCTCTGTATTTTCTGTAAGAGCCGTTTGGCTTCGCCTGCATACCACTGACCAGCTCCGATAGTGATTGCTTTTTCATTCGGAGTGTTTGCACCGGCACCAATGAACGCATTGTAACGTTGTTTTCCATATACCTGTCCACCAGTTTCAACCGCATACAGGATTTTTCTGAGTACTGTGATATTTTCTTTGAGCATTCTTTTGTCCTCTCTTTCTAAAATTCAGCAAATTGTAAAACAAGAAATGTTGCATCGGTGCTATGTGTGTTTGCAGTGGGGTTGACAAAGCCTACCTTCAGGCTGCCGGCAATAGCCGAACAGCTTGAAGGTGTAAGCCATCCGCTCGCCAGATACACCGGAACAAATACGGTTGCCCCATCAACAGTTTTAAATGCTGTGGTTATATTTCCTGTATACGCTCCACTCGCAATAGACGGAACTTTGAATTTAACCGTTGTGGCTGCCAATAATTTCAATCCAGAAGATACACCGAAAAGCTCTTTTGCCTGCGCCACGGTTGTTTTCTTTGCCACATTTCCCGTAGCTGTCAAGAAACAATCTGTATCTGCCGGTGCCGTGTTGTCTGCGAATGCGCCGATTTTCTTTACATTTAATGCATCTGCCATATTATTCACCTCTCATTTCTTTTATAATTTTTCTCAGTTCTTTGATATCCTCTTTTAGGTTGTCTATTTCGGATTTTTGCTGTTTAATCATTGCGAACATTGCCGGGATCATCATACGGTAGTTCCAGTCTTCTATCTGATTGTTCACATGTGTAGCTGCCTGTGGAAAATGTTCTTCTACATCCTCCGCAATGAACATAGGCAGATAGCGTCCCTCGTTTTCGTCGCCTTCCGCAAGATAACCGTCTTTGTATTTCGCCCAGACTGGTTCTATTTTGTACCATTCTTCGATTTCGGATGGAATTATGGATCCACCGATATCCTTGTAACGTTTGGATGAGGATGATCGCTTAAATACCATTCCCGAAGAACTGACAATTAACGCTGCACCATCTGTGGCAGATTGGAGATTTGTTAATTTCAAACTTTTAAGAGATGCTGTGCCTGAAATACTTCCTATAACATCTCCTTCAAGTCTTGAATTTGTAATTACTACATTTTTTAGATTAGTGATTACGGCATTTGTAATCGTTGCATCTTTGATTTCCGCAGAATCAGTTTTAACACTTTCGAGTTTTGCATTTCCACCGTTGCAAGAAAAATCATTGCAATCAAATTTATATGCATATAAGATACTAAATTCTGCGTCAAAGATAGGACTGCCATCGTCACTTACATACCTACCATAAAATATTCCGTCGGTATCAATTTCAATAATCTCGTCGTCATCAATTAAATTTGTTGTTCCATCTACTGGTTTGATTGATGCTCCATTAAAAAGAAGTCCCGAGTATTTTTGTGATGTTGTAGTGTCAGGATTTAATGGTGTATCATAGACAACAAGTCCATTGTAATTTAATGTTGCTTTGACCCTGCCGTAGGTATCGTAAATATGCAAAACACCATTTCCATTGTTTTTTCCTCCCAGCTTCAACAAACCGCCCATTGCGGCGCTGAACGAAATGTACAGTTCCCCATCCGCACCCCTGTAAACGCCTTTCCATTCTCCATCATTGGTCAGGAGTTTCAAAATATCTTCCTGCGTCAGAGCCGTGACTTCTGTGATAACATCAAGCTTGACTGTGTCAATCAGATTCGTGGTTCCACCCGATGCGTACAAGCTGCACCGTAATCCTACGATATCTTTTGAACGGGCACCAATCAGTGAACCGTCGCTGTCTGCAACCAATACTCCATCAGAATCCGCAAAAACGTAATCTGCATAGTAGTTAACGCTGGTCTCATCTGCTACACTCGAATAAGCTGTCTTCCATGTCTTTCCATCGGACGTTTCCTCAATAACAAATCTTCCGGCATAATCTGTTCTACCTGTGTTCTTGCCATCACGGTAGTACGCGCTAAATATCACAACATTTGGTGTTATGCTGTTTTCACTTTCTTTCTTCAGAATTGTAGTAGATGATTCCAACACGTAAGTTCTTCCGGGAGTACCAGATTTCTGCTTAGATACGCTGAATCTTTTGGTTATGGTGAGAGCATTCAGATACACTGCTTTGATGTCAACCCATACATTATCTGCCGTAACTTCGCTAACAGTATAAGTGTGCGTAGATTTATCCCAGATTCCGGTCACATTTTCAGATTCCGTGATCGTATAACTGCAATCGTCCGTTACGTCCATCGTTCCGTACATTACCTGTGCAGTGGTCTGCACCTGTGGAAACTCTCCGGGAATGTTTCCGTTCTCATCAGTAGAAATCGCCTGATACTCATTTGAAAGTGTCATGGTCATGTTCTTAGCTGCGGCAACATTTTCATCCAGTTCTTTAATTTTGTCAGACAGGCTCACGTCTCCAATCATCAGATATTCCGGGTTGATGTACACAGAATTTGTGTCCATGTTGACGGAAAAGATTATATTTCCTTGTCCGTCCTTAATAGTAAGCGCACCGGCGTTGATAAAATCCGCATTAATTCCCTCTGCGTATAACAATTTTGCTATCATGGTTCCGGTTAATTGGAAACCAAACGGATATGTTTTACCGCCATCGTTTGAAACGCCTACCGCTTCTGACGTGATCTTGATTACATTCGTAGAATCTTCGAGCTTTGCTTTGTCATGGAAATACGAAATTGTACTTCCGTCTTCCTGTTTCACATAAGTTGCAAACAGTCCGCTTCCAATAGACAGAGATTCTTCAAGATTTTGTATGGCACGTTCTCTTGCAGTCTGTTCTTTTTTGACAAGTTTTCGAGCGTCAACATACGCCTGAGTAAGTTGTCCGTACCGCACAGTGCTGTTTTTTGCTGCGCTTTTTGCATTACAAGCAATATTTTGTCCAGCTCCCGGCTGCAAAGTGGTAGTCGTGAGGTATGTGTTATACAGATTTCCATTTCGGTCTTCTATTGTGATTGCATCTCCGGCTTCCAAGGCTACGTCTGTAGGACATTGAGATTCAAATGGTCTAAATATCATTCCAACACATTTCTCGGCAATCATCGAAGCAATGGTTTGCCCGTCGCCTTTTCTGATTAATTTGTTATCAGAAATAGCTAGTACATATCCCTGCGTACCAACCATATAGCTTTCTGGTTCTTCATTTGAAGAATCACTGTATTCAGTTACTTGAATACCAGTAATTACAACATCGGTGTGCTGTGGTGTAAACCCGTAGGTCGTGTCGATTTCCTGTGCATCTGTTTTTTCTGTATCGTACCACTTTACGCAAAGTCTGCCATATTCATCACATCTTAACCACTGGCATCCGATCTGAGCTACCCATTGTAATACCTGGCGGAACGTCAAAGCCTCATTGTCAGGGCGTATCTGTACAATATAATCATCTCTGTCAAAAGACGTTGTCTGCAAGGTTACTCCACATACTTCGCAGGCATCCCTGATAATTTGCCCTCTGGTTGCCGGATATTTCAGCTTACTGTCAGAATAATTACGATCAAATTTCCGCATATTATCTTCGCACGTCAGGTCGATGGTTACTGTTTCATCTTCCGGCTGTTCAACAACTGTCATTGTGCAAATGCGGATTTTTTCAGTAGTTTCATTGTCCAGTTCCAATCCAACATATGCAACTACTTCTGCTCCCTCAAAATCATAACCAGAGTATTCGCCATTAAAGTTATTAATACTTAAATCCAATACATTAACGATTGCAGAACCGATATCAAAAGTACTATCACTGGATACGGAATCTTCAAAGCTTAATCCGTTTTGCCACAGATCGGCACTGGTCAGATTGAGTACAGTTCCGTCTGTAAGTGTAATATCTGCATACTTGAGGTACTGCACGTCCATTCCGTTCTTAACTTTTTCTTTCCAGTTAGATGATAAATTTCTCAAAACGCGCCTTTCCTTCCATGTTTTTCGATAATATCAAAAGACACCGTTTCATGCCTTTTATTTCCAATCCACCAACATTTACGCATCGCACTTCTATCTCCAACGTAAAATGTTCGCCATTCCCACTTATTGTCCATATCGTCTTCGTAATACATATCCACATATTCAGGATTAAATGCTTTTAATATGCGACTTGTTTCATCTTTATCCGGCCCATTCCAAGACAAACCAATTTTTCGGGCTTGTCCAATTCTGTTTTTGTGCATGTCTGTATCATCAGATCTTCCAGACTTTGCGGCTGATATGTCTTGAAGCCCCCATGAAAATCCAGAAGGTGAAAAACCCTGCTTTTGGTTTTCGGGAGCACCCATTGGTTTTACAAATATAATCGACATTTTGTCACCTTCCTTAAAAATCGCATAAAAATAGCGCCTATCGCTCTGATAGACGCTTTATGATTCTTTATTTTATCACATATACAAGGTGAGATTCAGTAAGAAAAAGTTATATTTTACTTTGCATTAAACGGATTTGTTCTTTGCAAAATGTCTCATAATCCGTATTCCCCATAAGAAGTGCCCGATTCTTTAATTCTTTCAGTGCCTGCAAAAACATAGGTACATCTTTTTCCTTTACTTTGCAGATTACGACAACATAATTTTTCTCTCTGTGTTTGTAGTCCCCGCAGAATTTTACTCGGACTTTATTCTCTATAAAAATCCGATCAGCAAGAAATCCCATTGTGTCTATGTAGGCAAATTGTTTGTTCCTGAAAAAACGACTTCTTCCAAGTTCAATATAATTAGTCTGCATTTCTATATACCTCTTATTAATTCAATAACGCAGTGTCAATGATCTGAAAGTTTGCCCTGTGAATATAAAGGGCTTTCCCGTCGATCATAAGTTTTGTCATTTTAGGTAATTTCTTCGGAATCTTCCAATACACCTCGTCACCAGAATATGCTGTGATAGGTTGTCCGAGTTGCGATTTAATAACTACCACTTGGGATTTTCCAAAATAATTTTTATATTGGTTTACGATTCCGGCAATATATGTATTTTCATCAATCTTTCCGGTGGATTGACTGTAAATATCTGTCTGTTCAAAATCTACATCCGGTTCCAATCCGTCTTGCTCGAATATACAGGTGTCTCCGCAGCTCTGAATTTCTTTTCCGTCAATGTTGATGGTAATTACAGACGACATTTCATATCCAGTAATCACAGAACCGTCACTGTCGTATGATGTTGTTTTGACCGGATTTCCTTTTACGTTGATTTTGTCCCCGACTGTAGTCATAACCTTTTCGCCATAGTTGTCGTATGTACGGATGGTATATCCATTTCCAGCAAGATCGCCTTTGATATCATTGAGTGTATCGTCCAACAGGGCACATCCTGTGGCTCCCGTAACGAGGAACAAACATAAAATTGCAAGTAGCACATTTTTGAATTTTTTCATTTTACCACTTCTCCTTTAACTGATTAATTGGTGTTCCAGCTACTCCGGCACTTTCTCCGCTGTCAGTAGCTTTGAAATACGCACCTTTGATTTGTGGATACATAAATTCAAACATCAAATAATTCGCAGCATCGCAAAGATACTCCGTGTTGCCGGTTTTAAGATATTTTTTGACGCACATATCATGAGATTCTATGGCGTTTACCAATTTCTCACCGAAATTATCTTTTGCCGTGCCATATTTATAATAACTTGTCTCAACTCTGTTCTGGCGCAGTTCATCAAATCTGTCTGAATACTCTTCCGGCATTTCTTTTCCAAGTTTACTCATTTCTTTCTCACTTCCTAATCAATTATTGTAATATTTTTGACCAGAATCAATTTGAATCGTTTACGTAAGGAAATTATCACCTACGGTATTTCAAATGGTTTTTAACTCGTTTTGTTCAATGAAAGCAAATTATTTGTACAGTTCATAATCAATCGTCCCCAAACCCCCGTACACATCAGGATAAAAAATACCCAACCAGAAATTGCCTTCCATGGTTTTGTAATGTGTGACTTCTTCGTTCCAGTTTTGAATTTCGTCTAATACATCTTTGCTCAGCAATCCGAATTGATCACGACATGCGCCACTTTCTGCCTTATAGGTCAGTGCCTTGTAAGTTTCAATGTTTGTTTGGAGGACTGCTTTGTAGCCAAAATAATTAATCGCAAGAGCAAATGCAGAACATGCCAAAGCTATAAATCCAATTATTGAGCATATAATTGTAAAAGTACCTAATGCTTCGTTTTCAGTATACATGGCTAAAATGATGCAAAGCACAATAAAAATAATAATTCCCCAAAATAACATATTCGTTCCTCCCTATTCATTCCGCTTCTGTTTTACACGGTTGTACAAAATGTTCTGCGTTCTTTCTGTGAAAAACATCCAGATATGATAATCGCAGTCCATATTGTTGTTCTTCCCAATGTCAGAGCCGAAATACTCGTCCATCATGTCCAGATAATATTGCGGCTCCTCATCCTCTTCGACTATTCCGTCTTTCACCATATCCGAGTCAGCATTTCGAATCATACTCAGGAACTGGTCAAGATCATTGGCATAAACCATCGGGTGTCGTTCTCCCCGATACTGTTTGAATTTTTCAAAGAAGTTGCTGACTAATGCCATAGTCAGGCAGATGTCGTGGTCTTCCAAAATATCTTCTTTGTCCCCGTACAGAGAATTAAATCCATTGTACAGGATTGTCGGTAGTTCTTCGTCTTTGTAATCGACAGAGCGATTCTTTTTCGCCTGCGTGCATCGTTTCTGCTTCTGCTCTTTCGTTCTAGGTGGTATATTATTTATATTTAGTATATTTATATTATTAGGAGCAGAAGTCTTTACTCCTTTACCAGACGATGGTAAAGTCTTTTCCTCTGTATTTGGTAAAATACAGTCTTTATCTGTATTCTCTTTACTACTGTAATCTTTATTATATCTATTCTCTTTTATTGCTCGACTTACATTGCCCTCATCATCGGTGCATTTTGCATCGACATCGGTGCATATTGCATTTACATCAGAATTAGCTAACTCATCATGATGTTTCACAATATCAATTACTTCCTGCAACCTCTTGTAATCTATGCGATACCATTTCTTTTTGTCCATCTTCATGCTATTATAATTTGCAGATATCACAATTCCGTATTTTTCTAAAGATGTGACTGCTCGCTTAAGCGTGTCAACAGACCAATATGGAAAATCTCTTTCAATCATTTTTGGATAAGAACTGTATGACCAATAATATCCATCTTCGAAATTGATTCCTGATTGTTCGTTCAATTCAATCCAATAATTTAACTGATTCAGAAATATAGCTTTGTTTAATCCAGTTTTATCCGGTTTTTTAAGCTCACCTGTTTCTTCTGAAATTCTTTTAGATTCAATTTCATCGAATTTATTCAAAATTACTGCTAATTCTGGGTAAAATGTAAGAACTTTGTCTTTGTTATATAATAATTCTTTGTAGTTCATAATAGATAACCTCCTTGTTGGTCGTTGGCATCTCCGTAATATGCCAGAATCCTTGATTTATAAAAACAGCAGGCAGGTGCATCAAGGTTTACACTTTTCGGGAGCTACCCTAGCCTACTGGTTTTACCAAAATTACGATACTTTTAATTCGTGACCGTCATAATGAGAATTTACATAATCAATTATTTTTTCCGCATCATCAGATGCCATGTAAAAAGTATCTTGAATAGAAAAAGTATTTATTTTCATAATTTTTACCATTTTCCTTATATGAAAAACAGTACAATTTTTAAAATCTGTTTGATCTCTTATTATTCTTCTTACTTTTCCAAAAGAGAACTCATGCTTATCGTCAACAAGTTTTTGATTGTATTTTGGTAAATATTTTCTGATATAAAAAATCTCCAAAGAATCCAGTTCTTCTAGTTGACATTTAATAACAGAAACCGAAGTAAAATGTTTATTTGCATGACTGTACGGACGAAAAAGTCCCAATCGGGATTGCCCAACATAAACCACTTCATCTCCGTCCAGAAGAAAGTAGATAATAGGTTCTCTTGATATTGGAATATTGAGACTTTTTGATTGTTCTTTGAATTTCATAAAAAAATACCTGCCTTTCGTATAAAAGATGCCTTGAAATGTATGTAAATCAACAGGCAGGCGGCAAGGCATTTCCGCTTTTCGATGATCGGTCTAGCCTGTTGGTTTTACCAAACAAAAAAAGAGCACATTAAAGAATCGTGAGGTTTTTCCCTCGTTTCATCTTTAGTGTGCTCTCTTCTTAACGTTTATGCATTTATCATATTACCACATCCATACCGTAAAATCAATACACAGGTGACGGATTCATGCGGTAATCTGTATTATTTTGCGCTTTTGTGACGATTCGTGCCAGTTCACGCTCATTCACTTTGATGCTGTTCATAATGTATTCTGGTGAGGAACCGCCAAAGCCACCATTGTTCATCAAAGCAGTAACTACGCCACGCTCGACAGCTTCCATGATCTCATCTTTCGTAAGTCCCATGTTACCGTCATAGCCGGACATGATACTGTCAGCAATGGATTTCATGGCTTTACGATTTTCCAAAGGAAGAACGGCTTCCTGCCCTGCTTCACCTACGCCAATGACAGATGCATTTTTGAACAAACCACCTTTTGCATACCAATTTACACCAGAATTCCAGTTGTAGGAATAGTGGTTTCCGCTTGTGGAAGCGTTCATGTTCATCCACATATGCGGTGTACTGATATGGACAGATTTCATGCCGTTTGACAGTTCTTGCATTGCATTTTTGCCGACATTATACAACCCGGCAAACTTGCTCTTGATTGTATCTACAACACTGTTCAAGGAACTGCCAATTTTGTTGTTCATGTCCTTTGAAATGTAGGAAGAAATATCTCTTCCGATATTCTCCCATTTCTTATAAGCAATGTTGTACTGACTTTGGAAATGGCTTGTTACAGATTTGTCCATGTTCCCGAGTTCTGTGCTTACGGCATTCTTCATTTCCCTGGCTTTCAATGTAGCTTCTCTGGAAGAGTTGCCCCATGAGCTAGTAGTTGTGCTTTCCATGCCTTTCATGTAAGTATCGGCTTGTTTCTGAATTTCCGAGAAATCATCTGTGGCATTTTTTGCCATTTCATTTGTGGCTGTCTTTGTATCTTTAGATGCTTGTCCAACTGATGTTGAAATAGTCTGCTGCGCTCCAACAATATTCTTGTCTACTGCTGATTTAGTAGCTACAGTTGCTTCTGGAAAATCTTCTCTTAACTTCTTATCAAGTTCGTCAAGTGGAACACCTGCGTTTTTGAGAGAAGTGTAGACCGCGTCTAATGCATCTTTTGTGTTGCTATAAGGTACTTCGCTTATTGCATTCCATGCCGTCGTATAATTACTTCCGAATTCTGTAGAAGAAAGACTCAATGCGTACAGAGTAGCCTTCAAATTATCGACACTTATTTTTGATGTATCAAATTTACTTGCAGCTTCAGATACACCTTCTCCAAGAGCAGAAATTTGATCGGTCATGCCTTCAACAAATTCAGCCGATACACCTGCTTGCGCTCCGTATTGCTCAAGAGCTGTTCTAGCTTGCTCTGCTGAAACACCATACTCAGAAAGTTTGCTAACCATATCAGAGTACATTTCATCGTGAGTTTTTCCAAGCTCTTCGTCCTTTTCAATCAACTGCCACAACGCTTCCGATTGATCGTTTGTAAGATTTGCTACATTGGTAAGCTGCGTTGCGTAATCATGGAGATAACCACCATACTGTGTAGTCATTCCATTACCGCCCTGCATGGTCTCAAAAAGTCCTGCTAATTTCTTGGTAAGTAATACTGCACCACCTACTGCAAGAGCAATTCCACCACCGGTTGCAACAAGTGAACCTAACGATGTCCCAAGAGCCGGAATAGTTGTTGATACAGCTTCTGTGATTGCGGGACTCAGCATACCTCGTACAGCTTTAGAAAGATTTCCAAAAACAGTATCGCCTGTAAAGAATTTGGTAATTGTGTCAACGAGTGGCATTAATTTGTCACCAATAGCAAAAACAGCCATTGCCTGAACAAATGTGCCAGCAGATGTTGTTCCAAGTCCTTTCCAGATTCCACCAAGAACATCTCCGATAACCGTAAGTAACTGTGCAAGATGTTTTCCCCAGTCAATTTCACTGAGGAATACGCCTACATTGTGTCCAAACGCTTCCCAATCAACACCTTCTGCGATGTCAATTAATGATGTTAAGAGATGATTGATAAAATTTTCAAGTTTCTGTCCATTCTCTTTCCAGTCAAATTCCTGCATGAATGTCACAATACCATTTGTAATATTATCAACCAGTTCATTCCAGTCGAATGTTTCTGTAAACGCATCTAACGAATCAAAAGCTCCGTTTAAACCTGTTGCAAGCGCATGTGCTATTTCTCCAAAGTCTACTTTCTCAAAGATTCCATTTAATCCAGTTGCTACAGACTGACCAATTTCGCTATATGGAAGGTTTTCGACAAATCCCGTAAACACATCCCATGCTTTCATAAAATTGTTCCCAAGCATGTTTCCAAAATTAGTCCAATCAACTTCACGAACTAAGCCTGTAATACCTTCTGCAAATTTCTTGCCAAGGTTTTTGAAATTCGTTCCCTCAAGTAACTGATTGGCTGTATTAACTATTGTATTAATACCAGCTCCAACGGTACGTCCCATCAAATCCCAGTTGATATTATCAACAAGGCTGTTGAAAGTCTGGGTGAACGCACTGGTGAATTTAGTGATGTAAGGGCCTACATTATTCCAGTTAATGAAATCATAAAGCTTTTGCATCCCCCAGTTGATGCCATCAGCCATGATTTTTCCAAGACCTTTCCAGTCTTTTCTTTTAAAGGCATTTACAATGGCATCTGCCATTTCATTTGCCCTGTTGGACATCTTTTTAAAAGCTTCGTCCCATGCTTTTTGATATGCAGACAAAGCATCATCTAATGCAGCATCAAGCGCTGGAAGATGTGATGCGCCACCGCCAGAGCCAGAAGATGGATTACTTGTACTACCAGAATCAGAATTGTCATTAAGCTGATTCAGTTGGTCAAACGCAAGGACTGACAATGTTTTTTCGAGTTTTTTTGCGCTGGTATTGGCATTGTCAATCGCACCACTGGCATTATCCATATTATCTGCAATATCTCCAGTATCTACAGAAATACCACCAGTAGATGATACAAAGTTTGACAGTTTGATTCCAAGCAATTTTGCAATATAAGCAAACATTCTTTGTAATGCGATTACGATTGCATTGATATACGGAAGAACTGTTTGCAGTATAGGAATGAATAAGGAACCTATTGTTCTACCAAGGGATGCAAAGTTAGCTTGCAACATACGAATTTGATTTGCCGGTTGATTGATCGTGTTTGATAAATCAGCCCACGCATACTTAGAGTTGTTCAGCAAGATAATCGTTCTTAGAATCGTTTTATCTGCCTGAGACAAATTCGATATGCTGGTATTAATTCCAAGATTATACAGTTCCTGTTGCATGTTGGCATTACGGATATTAATTCCGTACTTATCCATAGCGCGGCTCATACCAGTCAAGCCGGATGCCATGTCCTGCCATACATCTTCAAAGTCCATATTTCTTACAGATGCAAGGTCTGCACCAATCATAGTGAGTGCATTAGACAATTTTAATGCAGTCTCTGATGTATCGCCCATAGATGATGCCATCTGCGCAAATGTTGCCTGATACTGCATAGTCTTTTCTGGGTCAAGTCCAAGACTGGCGGTATTGGTTCTAGCCAGTTCACCAGTATCTGACACTTCGAATCCTGTCAGTTTCTGCGAAAGCTGTTTTGCTCTTTCTTGGAATGAATTTGCATATGCTTCAGCAGATTTTATACCACTTTTCTTCCATTCGTCAGTGTCGATCCCTTCTGCCACCTGATTGAATGCAGAGTTGAAGTAATTCAGGGTCTCTACATAGTTCATTGCGGATTCTACTGGCGATGTCAGAACATCTAATGCCCTTTTTGCGAGGAAACCTTTGGCGTAAAGAGCGCTCAACTTATTCGTTACCGAACTCAGAGGATTTGACAATCTTCTTATTTTTTCGCCGGCTTCAGAAGATGCATTTCCAATACCTGCGATTGCAGATACGGCTTTTCCGCCTAAAGAAATAGCTTTTGAAGCAAATTTTTGAAAAGCATTTGTCAACCCATGGATTACAGTATTTGCTTTCGAACCTAACGAAGAAAGCGTGTTAAATGAATTCGAAACGCTATTTGTAGCACGCCCTACTTTGCTTCCAGACGATGCTAATACTGCAAGAGCTTCTGTCATTCTTATTGTGCTTGAGCTGATATCTGGTGCGCTTTTCATTGCGTCAAAAAACTTCAAAACCTCTTGTGCAAGAGTTGATAATTGGCTTGCAGTCTTTCCAGTTTTATCTCCTGCACTAGCTAATTTTCCAAGAGAAGTAATAAAAGCATTGGTGGATGCTGATACCTCGCTCATAGAGCTTAATTTAGCAGCCGTATTATTTAAACCTGTCGCAAGATTCGGAAGTTCCTTTGATACATTGCCGATATACTGTCCTGTGTCGGCAAGTTTAGCTATAGCGGTTGTGAACCGGCTAACGCTCGGAGAAACGTCTGGAATAGTATCAAGTTTCTGCATCTCAGTAAGAATTTCACCCAATTTCCCTGTATCAAACTGACTGAAATCGGATTTTCCAAGACGATTAATGGAATTAATCACTGCGTTCAATCCAGTCCCTTTGAAATTCACACTTCCCAGATCGCGGAGAGAGGTTGCAAATTTTGACATGCTGGTAGATAAATCAGTCATTTCTCCGGCATCAATATCTTTTAATTTCTTTGTGATTGCGTCTTTTACTGTCGTAACATCTGCATCCAGAGTTACATTGACAGTATTGTATTTCAGGTCTGCCGCTTTATTGATTGCTTTCTGAATATCAAGGACAATTTTATCTGTATTGATTTTTACATCAACCGGGAGTTCTCCATTTGCGGTACTTAAAGCACTTTCGATGCGTTTCTTTACACTTTCGGCTAATTGATTGTATGCGTCTGTGCTGAACCCCCATGCCTTATCTGATGCCATAGCTGAATCCTTGCCGGTAAGGTCTTGAATTGAAACAGGCTTAATAGAATCTCTTACTTTTTTAAGATTTTCAAGGACAGCAATCAGCTGATCTGCGGCATTGATTGTATCTTTAGGAATCAAAGTAGGAAATCTGTCTGCCAGTTCTCCCCATGATTCATTGAGATTTATTCCTTTCGCGGCATCACGCACAATATTGCTCAAATTTTCCTTCAGTAAGCTATTGAATTCACCGTTTCCGACATCTGCTTTGAGCATGTCAGAAACATAAATTCTTTTATTCTTAAAGAAATTATAGAAATCAATCCATTCCTGTTCAGCACCATCAAGATATGATCCTAAATTTCCCTTAACAACACTTCCGCTTTTGATAATAGTATTAGCAATACTGTTAAGCGTATCGTTGAGTTTTACAGACATATCTGTTCCGTCATAAGAGCTTGCCATAGCTTTGGACAGATCATTCATCTGAGCGCGAATTTTAGCCGCCGCCCCACCTTTAAGGTCAAATGACTTAATGAGTTGTTCAGATAATGATGATGTGTCAACTTTTATATCTCGAATGGTTTTGTCGATGGCGTACTGCAATTTTTGCGTCTGATCTCCACCTTTAATTTCGAGGTCAAGACTTATTTTCTGATTTTGCAGATTACTCAGGTTGATTTTGCTGAGAGCATTCAGTTTTGCTATGGTACGATCTAAGCCAGACGTATTGACATTTCCAAGAGAACTGAAAGCAACGGTAACTCGCCCAAGCTCTTTAGCATAATTTCTCAACCCACCAGTATTAATGCCATTCAAAGATTTATTCAATACATCTAGCTTTTTAATAAGGTCGTTGATAGATTGAACAGCTCTGGAAGAACTACTCTCTATTTGTATATTGAGGGTATCTATGGTATTATCGGCCATTAAAGCACCTCCTTTTAATCAAAAAAAATAAAGGGCAGACAAGACTTTTAATCCTGCCTGCCCTCGTCATTATTACCATGATTCAACTCAAAATTTGCTTGCATGAGTTGCAATGTCATGAGCAACCTGTCACGTTGCCGTTTCTTTTCTGCTTCAGAAAGATTCTCTTCATCCTCTTGCTTCTGTTTTTCAGCTGTTTGTGAAAATGGCTCTTTAAGGTATTCAGCCTTCGACTTTTTACCAATAAGCACATTTGCAACCGCAGTCTGAACTGCACACATCGTGTACATGTTGAACTGCCATGCTTGCGAATCAGCCATTTTTTGTTTTAATTTGTAGGCTTCCATGTATGGTTCTAAATCATATGGTGTGGAATCCCAAAACTTTTCCTCAGAAACGCCAATAGACAAATAAAGTGGAAGTAGCTTTTTGTGGACTACCTCAGGAAAGCTCAGCTCTTCTTCTTGTGATCCTGTGGAGTCTTCGGAAGTTTCGTCTCTGCCTTCTCCATTGCATTTATCATGCCGGATAAAAAACCGTTCTTCTCAAGCTCCTTACTCGCTTTTTCGAATAAAGTAAATCCATTATGAGGATTTTCCTCTGTGGATTCATCTTCGTAGTCGTCCAGAAGGTCACATACCTTTTCATATGCAACTTTCTTTTCCTCTTCGGTTTCGTATCCGAATTCATCTTTGTGTTTTCTTTGCAGTCCTGCCAGAATCAGTTCTGGAAGCATTTTAATCATATCTTTCGGATTGGTGATTGCCCCCATAGAAGACACCTGTGTAAGAATGTCCGACTGGGTAAGCACGCCATATCCGAATTTTACTTTGTATGTTTTATCATTTACTGAGAAACTAAACATGAATTATCCTCCCTGTTTTACATCTTATTCAGCAGCCGCTGTCGGCTCAATTTTGGTATCCAGTCCCTTATATGTATTGATGATAAGAGAAATAGACATGGTTGCTGCTTCGTTCTGTGCAATTTCTGGCATTGGAATTTCGCGACCGCATTCTGCAATAGCAAAGAATGCGTCGGACATATCCGGGAATGACACCTGGAACCAGGTTGCCAGTCCTGTAGTTTTTGCAGCTTTAGAATCTTCGTACAGTTTTTTAATCTGTTTAACAGATTTGTCTGGATCCATGATGAATTCAATTTCCCATGTACCACCAGTATCCTGTCTACCAGCTGCATACTGTGTCAGATAATCTTCCAGTGCAGAAACGTCAATCTGTTCTGTTTCAAGAGAAATGCCGCCAATGGAAGAGGCTTCTTCCAGCTGTGTGAATTTGGTAGGCTTTGTGCCTTTCACGGTTTCAACGGCATATGAAAATTTCACACCAAGTGTAGTTAATCGTGCCATTTTGGCTCCTTTCTGCCTTTCGGCTATGAATTATTGCAATAAAAAAGAGCCTTAATGGCTCTGGTTCTGATACTTAACCCTGTACCGGGAGATAAAAGGATCACCTCCTTCTAGTCTTCTTTGCTTGCCTGCTTTACGATCTGATTTACATAATTACTAAGTCCTGCAACGAGGATTCCCTGTGTGATTGCGGTAAAAATTGCCATTGCGATTTCCTGTGCGCCAGATATAGCACATGTAGCAATAACATAAATTCCACAAATCAGAATGCCTAAAGCACCAAGGATTGCCGGGATATATTTGTCCGGTATGACTTCGGATTTTTTAATACCCATTCCGATAAAGTACAGTACAACCGCGACAATAAGAAGTTCCGGTTTCACATAGTTCATAATCTGTTCCATGTTTTTTCACTCCTTTCCTAGAGTAATGTGCCGGTATATATCCGGCTATATCTGCTAACAACACGTTTTATGCTGTTATCAGCATTATTTTGTCTTACGGGCCCGTATATCCTACGGAACCCCATGCCAACCATAGCCTTGTGACTGACATCGTCAATTTCATATACTTTTGAAGAAGCTTTTGAACCAGTCGCATAGGATTCTGATTGGAAAGATGGCGTTGTCGCGCACTCATCCCCCTCAAGATTGCCACGTGATGTTGGATTTCCAAGCAAGAACAAACGTGCGTAAACCTTTTTGTTTGAAGCTACCGTCTGGCTTTCATCATTAGAAAAGTTACCTTTTCCTACAACAGGTTCAATAGTTGTTATCCATCGTTCAAATACATCCGAAACTGGATTTTTTACTACATCTGGCATCTCTGTCACCACCTTGTTTTGAGCATAGAAAAAGCACCCACCATTCCGGTAGATGCTTTTATATCTTACAGTATACATAAAACAGACGTTATATTCAGTAAGAAAAGGTGTTATGTTTTTATGCAGAAAACACTTCTTTTGCGATTCTACGGATATTCTGCATAATTTCTACGCTTGCTTTGTACACGGGCATTGTAGCCTCCGTACCGTAAGAACGTACCCATTCGCCAGAATCAGAGACATATACCCACGATTCATTTTCTCCTTTACCCTGTCCGTAAGAACCAATAGTATATCCAAATTCTTCTCCTTTTGGATGGGGGCTTGTTCCTGCCGGAGTGTTGTACGAAATACCTGCACCGAATTCTATGAATAAAATCCCAGAACCCTCGCACACAAGAGTTGCCTGCGCGTAATTTCCGAACCTGTTGATTTTGATGTAGGTATTGTGGTTTTTATCAGAATCTCCCTGTGCCAACATAATATTTTCGTCTATGACAGGAATTCCCAATTCGCAAAGCCTTTTAAGGAACAACTCGTTTTTATCGCGAAGACTGTTTTGGTATGCTTCCAATTCTTTGATTGCATTTCCAATAGATTTTTGACTCAGATTGCATTTGATTACTCGTCCATTCATTCTTCTGCACCTATCTTTTTAATTCCATATCTAGCCAGATTCCCTCTTTGCGTATCAAGGATTTTCTTCAAACGATAATCTGGCGGTGTTGTAGGAATACCATCTTCCAGAACCAGATTTCCGAGTGTGTCAACCTGTGGCACGGTATCAATCCAAAATACATCTCCCTCTTGCGGATGGAAAGAACGGTTGAATGAAGTAATGTACCTGTCGTAATCCGGCACAATTCCTGCCGATATTTCCTCTGGTGTTCCTGCGGTGGATGATACGGAAAACTTAAAACTTTGTGGCTGACTGTAGGACGATACGGTATCTATCCCATCAAGTGCTTCGGTTACTTTTGACCAGTATACTATCTGTTGCTGTCGCTTTAACCCTCTCATAATATACCTCACTCATGTTAGTACTCTTCTCCGGTGATCTGCTTATACTGCTCTGGGGTGATTACACCCTTGTCACAAAACTGTCTGATCTGTTTCTTCGTGTACAGTTTCAGATTGAAAAATCTCCTGATCTTCTCGAACATCATGCTTCCTCGCTTTCTTCAAGTAATGTGTCTGTCATCAGTGCCGTATACATAACCTGTGCCTCGATACGATCTTGCTGAGTTGGTTGTTCTTCTGGGAGTTCCGTCTGAATCTTCTCCAGTTCGGCAATTTCTTCGGGCGTCATATCTCTGTAGACCATTCCCATCACTGGTACTTCACGGGTACGGGTCTCTTCATGTTCCTCGGAGATGAGGTTATTTTCTTCGTCGTACTCGGCTGGAACGGTTACTGTGTAGGATTCTGTACGGGTTCCTGTTTGTTTGTATTCTGACACCTTCATCTCTTAATCCCCCTAACTTTTATTATTGTATTACATTCTGCACAATACTGTGCCCACTCTGTATTTGGTAACAAGAGATAGGGGGATCCCCGAAACTCTGTGTTCCAATATTCTTTATCTACAATGAGTCCTTGTGTGCCTATTACAATTTGTGTATTGTTTGTATGCACATTTTTCCCGATGCATGATTTTCCAGACGTATCTAGAGTGAATATATTAAGCATATCCGCAAACGTACTGGTAACAATCCATTGAGCATGAGCATAATTAGGCTTAAGCCAAATATTCCCTGTAAGTCCTGCGATCTCTTTTTTTGTTTTCGAAAATGAAATCTCTAATATTCTGTAGTCTGCAAATGATGGGAATACATATTTCAATGTTTCGGCATCCATTGTTATTTCTGTGATGTCTATCATATCTTGAGTGTCAAGCGCACCTATCCTCGCTCTAGCCGTCGCCTGTTCCTCGGCTGTCCATGCTGCACCTTTTCCATCACACATGGCGGCTTTGACGGCGTAGTCAAAGTTGGAACAATCAATTTCTTTTCTAAGACGTCTCTTATTTACATCGTCAATGCTTGCGGTATTTACTTGTAATCTTCCTTGTCGATTCATCAGCCCAGTAGTATAGCCTCCAGCCGAGTTGTCGGTGTATACCAATCCAAGAGTATCATGCGAAGATATCGGTATCTCCGCTACACCATCCTGAACGATACTCTTACCATCGATTCGCACGTCCAAGTTGCTTCCACCATCCGCCCACTCACAGACGAATGTGCCATCTTCGTTGACTGATTTTACCCGAAGAATTTTGCCAACTTCGGGAGTTGGGGGAGAATTAAGAAATCCGCTGTCATTTTCTAGCTCAGATGTTTTTGTTGGAATCTTTGTATTATCTGGTAATGCACCAACGTCTTCCGCAGTATATGTCGGTTTTTCTGGTTGTTTCGCCCAGTCGGGAACTGTTGGGTCGGTCTCTTCAAACGGGTGTTCTTGCATATACGCGTCGACAGCTTCTTTGATTTCTTCCGTAGACGCACCGCCTGTCATGTCCTTCGCTTCGAAATCTGTCGGTTTGCCGTCTGTACCGACTTCTTTTACTGCTATTACCTGTCCAACCTTTGCGGACTGTGGTCGAGTGATTTTCTCTGACAGGTCAAGATTCAGATTGTCACGTATTTGCTCCGTATCTTTCGCTGCTTTTTCTGCCCGATCAGCCGCGTTATTGACCGCAGTAACCGTTTCGTGGAAAATATTCGGTTCCGGTGCTGGATCTACGCTTGGATTCTCTGGCTTTGGTCGACTGTATACCGGAATAGTAATTCTGTACTCTGTATTGCCGGATTCCTCATCAGCCACATATATGAATGCATAGATGGAAAAATCACCAGACTTTCCATTGTTTTTCAGTAATTCGTCTGGAATCTTAACAGTTGTCGCACCATCCATTGTTGTTCCAACCCTTGACAGTGTGCTTCCACCTCTTATGTCAAGGCTAAAATGTACCTCTGTAGCTGTTGGAAGATTCTGTCCTGTGATACTCAATATCTGACCGTAGTCGTATTGCCAGATTTTACGGGTTGTCACGAATCTATAATCTAATTGTATTGGTATGATATTATTGTCTGCAAATGCCATTAAGCTATCATCCTTTCTACCCCAACAGGAGATACATATGTGAACTGGTTTCCTAAAGCATCTCTAGCTGTGCCAATCACGAAACAAGAATAGTCAGCTAGAAGATTGCAACACCATTCCTCTGCGTCCACCCAGTATCGTTTTTTGACCATGCGGTGAAGTTCTGGTAATAGACCGTAGCTGAACATCACGCAATGACCTAATTCATGGATAAACACACGGTTCAGAAGTTCCCCATGCAGATTATTTGCAATTGAAATTATCATTGTAGAATAATCCGATACCGCAAGTGTTCTATTACCTGTGCGATCAATTAACACACTGTCGTGCGGAGATACGAACTGCACTCTCCATAAGTCCCCGTTCATATAAAATTGTCTTAGCATGGTTTATCACCATCCTTTTCTCAACTAAAAAGCCCCTGCTACATTTCTGTAACAAGGGCAAAATTTAATTCTTATTTGTTAATTCATCTGCTGTATCAGACGGGTTAAGTCGGTTTTCATCGACTGTCTAAGAGTCGCGTCTGCATCTGACCACATCTCTGTAAGATTACGGATAATGTCAGATGTATACTCTTTCATTGACTCGTCCATTTTTCTCTTGGATTCTGTATCATTGGAATCATGGTAATGTCTGCGGTTCTCACTGTATCTGTCATAGCTTTCACCATATCTGGACTGCTTATGGTTCATTCCATCCATTCTCATATCACTACGGTCTGGATGATAACCCATGCGGTACATATTACGCTCAAACTCTGGATTGTTCAGATACTCGTTCATCCAGTCATCATCTTCCATGTACAGATATGGTTTATATCCCATGCGACTTCCTTTGCCTTTCGGGGCAAATCTGCCGTTTGCGTAACGATACCTGTCATATCCCATGCGTCCAAGATACTTCTCTTCCTGTTCGCATTCGTCCATAGCTTCTACGATTCTGTAGTCTTTATCTGCACAAATCGCATACTTTACGGATTCCATGCAGTCTTTCAAATCGTCCCAGTCTTGCGGACTAAGCTTGTCGAAGCCACATGCCTTGGCTTTTTCCATAGCCCATTTTCCCATTTCCATTGCAACTTTATGCATTACAGTTCCCCCTTTCTAACAGCCTGTGTAACAGGTGTGTCTGTCGTTGGGGCTGTACCATTAATTGCCGTTAAATTGTTGCTCGGACTACAAGCTGGATTTCCTAACATCTTGAATACTCCACCAGTTGCACTTGTAGCTACTCTGGTTGCGTACTTCGTTCTGGTTCTTACTCCACACGCTGTAACCTGTGCGCAGCAACGATTCTCTAGCGGATACAAAGTTGTTCCTGCTCCTATCTGAATCATTACCGGGGCGGTAATTGTAGTGGCTTCTGGTATACTTTGTGCGATCACAATGCAATACTTTTCGCCATTTGAATAACTGCCTGCCGGAAGTGTGATTACGAGATTCCCGCCAGTAAACGCAACAGATTGGCTTATCACAAGATGACTACAGAGCTTACAAACATTTTTACAACTCATATTTCTACCTCTCAATCAAATAAGAGGTGAGCCGGAACCCACCTCTTAGAATTTAGTCAACCTCTAAGGGTGAGTTACTTAGCAGCAACCGTTTCCATATCCGTTGCATCCTGCGTATGCATACGGAGCCGGTACCTGAAATGCAGGAATCGGGGATGGATTGATTGAATTGATTAATCGCTGCGTCTGTGCATTCATTTCAGTTACAATCAGCGCGGACTGGCGATCCTGAGATGCAGCACGCTTCAGATCAGAGTTCTCTGCCTGTAATGTTGCAATCTTATCGTTAGTCAGGAAGTCAAGGATTGCTCTTGTGTTGCTGTTCTGGTTTTCCAGAAGATCTCTGGTGTTGTTGTTCATTGTGTTCTGGAGAGCACAAGTGTTGGTAGCAAGGTTGTAGTTGATACCCTGTATAGCTTCTCTTGTTTCACAACAACAGTTTGCTAACTGAGACTGTAATGCATTGGTATTCTGCATACCAGCTACGGTATCAGCGTTAATTGCCTGTTGAACACCATTGAAGCCCTGAAGCATTCCAACGTTCACGCCGTTGAAGCCACTCTGCATGGTATTGTTGAGAGCATATGTGCTGTCACAGATGCCCTGCTGAATACCTCTGATACCATTCTGAATATCGTTAAGAGCAAAACTCTCATTGATATCTGCACGTGTGGCCCATCCTTGGAATCCAGCACCATTTGCACCATTGCCACCGAAGCCGCCGCCCCAGCCGCCAAAACCTCCCCATCCAAAGATAGCAAAGATCAAGACAAGCCAGATAAGTGAAAAGCCATCACCGCCCCACATATCATTGGCGCGATTATTAGAGCCTGTAGCGGCAGCAATGTCACTAAGACTGTAATTTGAACCATTCATCATGTTTTTAGTCTCCTTAAATTTTATTTACAATAGGAGACATCCGCGGCTGTCATCCCAAATTGTAGCGATTTTGAATCACCCAATTATGGGGAAATGTTATAATCCAAGGAATTTCTGGATAATTCCGTCTGGTGATAAGTGTTTTTCATTAAATACATTTTGCTGTATTTGATGTAACTGATCTGTATCACCTTTTTTGTATAAATCCAATGCATTTTTCAATGTCGGATTATTTCCTGCAAATTTACTCATATCGTTCATCATGTTATTCACACTTCCGAACCTCTGAGAAATCATTTTCTCAAGTTGCTTTTTCATCATGGCGTTTGGGTTGAAATTCATCTCTGCTTACCTCCGTTCTGCTGTTTTGCAGCTTCCGATGTTCCTGACATAAATGTCGGGAACATATCTTTGATTCCGGAAATCTCAGAACAAACATCGTTCCGAAGCTGGTTAAACATGGACTCAATGTCAATCTGTTTTTCTTCCTGCTTCGGTTGCTGCTGTTCGTCTGGATTTGCGAGTCGGTAAACAAAAATCCTGCTTCTTCCGTCTGCCTGTAATTGCTTTTTGTATATTTCTGTTCCGTCTGTTTTGGGATAGTAAACAGGATTGCCGGACATATCAACATCCTTTGCTTTTACAGTATCAATTCCATCCACCATTTGCCCTTGCAACATGGAAATCTGCGGAATCTGCTGCATAGGCTGTTGCATCTGCGCCTGTCCATACGGCATTGTTTGCTGATAACTATTTTGTAGCTGTGCCAATCTGTCTTGATATGGCTGTATTTGTCCGTAAGGGTTGCTCATTATTGGCTGTTGCGGATAATACGGATAACCTGCCATAATCTGTTCCTCCTGTCCGGGATTCAAGAATCATATCCATATCATCTATAGAACGATGCTTTTCCCATATACCCTCGTAAGGGTTTCTTAATATAATCATTACGTTTTCTCCTATGATTATATTATATAGAAAGGAACACTGTATTTGAACGTCACTATTTCGCCACATTTTCGCCATTATGCAAAGAAAAGCCCCGAATGTACATCGGGGCAACTTTGGTGATTTTCTGCTTTATTTTTTTATTGATTCGGTCTATGGTTCTGGGGCTGTACTCCATTAATTCAGATGCTTCCCATAATGTCTTTTCGCCATAAGCCCGTAATCGAAATAATTTTTCTTCGCGTGAATTAAAACCTGCTTCTTGCAAGTAAAATTTTCTTTCATCTTCTGAAAAATCTGCATAATTCATATAACTCCACCGTCCTCCCTTACAAGTGGAATCAATTTGTTACATAGGAAATACACCGCTCAACATAAATCCTACAACTGCTCCCACGACTGCCGTTATAATGCATACAATAATAGTGTCATAACGTTTGCCAGGGACTGCCATGAGGATTTTTAAATTGTTGTTCATTTCATCGACTGTTTCTTTGATATGATCTAAGTCATTGCTATACAGGGCGGTCTTCTGTTCGAGCTTATTAATTCTTGAATAAAATTCTTTGTGCCTTTCAGACTGCTTTTCCTGCATATCATGAATATTTTTTTCGATTTCTTCGAAGCGGTGATTGTTAAAGCACTCATGTTCACATCCCATCGCTTTTCCTTTCTTTCACTCCCTATAAGATTTTTTGCTCTTTCCCTACTTTAATGAGCAACCCTGCAATGTACCGGGAGGAAAAACACATTGCGTTCCATCCCATCTTTTTTAACTCAAACTTCCAGCAAAAGGAAAAACACCATGATTAATATAAATTTCGGTTTCAGATTCCCAACTTCTATTTACAGAAGATTCAGAATGTGATCCTTGGAACTCAGCCCCCTGCTTCACAAGAAAATAGAGGGCTAAATCAAATATGCAATCATAGCATTTTTCCATGTCACTATCTATTTTTTTATCTGTATAACTTGAAGGATAGTTTCTCTTATTCTTGAACGAACGAATTGCTCGTTTTACGGCAAGAGAAATCATTTCAGGTGATTCTGTATCATCGGTCAGATAGTTTACCAAATCGTTTATAAGCTCTTCGTTCATCCAAAATCACCTACCCTTGCTGAACTAATATTTCAGAAATGATACCAGCCTTATTTGTTGAGGTCAGGGCATAGCCATTATCACTTGCAAGCTGCCTTAACTGTGGTACAGTCATATTAGACAGCTCACTTTCTGTGTATTTATGTGTTGGTTCTTTGAATTTAACACTTGCTACAGACGGTGATCGGCTGTTCTCATTGAGACTATGCCCGGTTATTCCCCCTTTGTACCGATAACGATACCGCCATTAGCTTTCGGAGCAACCGGAACGAACATACCGGACGCTTTTGTCCATACTGCAACCGGATCCTGTGTAGCCCACATGGACAGTGTTACGAAAGAACGGTTTTCTTCCTGAATGAACTGTCTGTATTCAAGTTCCTCAGGTGTCACGCCCCAGAGTCCTGTACCGAAAGAACCGTTTGCATCTGCTTCATACAGAGTAAATACATCTTCTTTGAAGTATCTGCCTGTTTTAAGAGAACCATCTGCTTTTCTGAAGCGGAATTTCTCATCGCAACGATCAATTGTGATTCCGTATTCCTGCATAAGCAGATTTGCAAGTTCCTGTTTTGTCAGAAGACGTTTGTTTGCTGCTCCCAGAACCGCTGTCTGCATAGCAGTATTGTTTCTCATGTAGTTAATCATCTTTAGGGATGTAAGGGCTTTATTAACTACATAACCATTGTCTTCTGCTGCGGCCACCATCTTCTGGATATCTCCCATGATATCTGCTTCTGGCGTAGCCCAGTTGGCAAGTGTTACTTTTGCAGTTGCTGGTACGCCGTAATCAATATTCAGATCTACATTGTTTTCTTTAACTTTTACGGCACCTGTAGAAAGAAACTGTCCTTTCATAACATTCGCTCTGGCAACAACACCTTCAAAAAGGTTAGCTGCATCATCAAATACAAAGTTTTTCAGTGCTTCATTATCCGGCACACCGTTTTCAATTGCCTGCTGTAATCTTTCAGACTGATTGATTTTTCTCTTAATAAAGAGTTTTTCAGTCAGAACTTTTTCGAATCCCGGTCTTGTTCCGATTTCTGCTTCAGTATCAAGCGCATGAACGAATGCCACTTCTGGCAGTCTCTGTCCAGCCATAAGTCTGTAGTATTCAGCTTTCAGGTACTGGGTTTTAACATCTGGAAAAATGGTATCAAGGATACCAGGTCTTTTAACACTGAAATCCTGAGAAAAGTTAAGTCTTTCTTCCGGTGTGATTGATTCTAATACATTAAATTGCATCTGTTATACCTCCTTAAAATTCTGGGTCTGTAGTGGTTACGAAAACAATTCCCGCTTTTTCGAGTTCTGTCTTTGCTGTAGTATCAACTACTGCCGGAAGTCTCTTTTCAAGAACACGTCCTGCAACAATTACGGAAATTGGTCTCTTTACATCGTCTGTCATATCAACCTCTTCAAATACGATTCCTTTTGCACCGGTTGCATTTGTCGGATATACAGAACCTGCTTTGATGATTTTCTTAGTTCCAACGGTTTCAGCATTTGTCTGTTCTGCTGTATAGGTTTTAAGTACCAGTCCTACCTCGGATTCGAGGATATTAGGTGTGGATTCGTACTGCTCTGTTTTCATAAAAGCCATAATCTAAATCTCCTTTATTTGAATTAAATATTTACCGGTGCGTTATCGTCCGCCGGTTTGATTTCTGGGTTCATTCTTGCTGAGTACGCTTTTGCATATTCAGATGCATCACTTTTCTTTGTCTCGTTACTGTCGCCAGCTCCACCACCCGGATTAGGCGTGTTTTCAAGGGCTTCTTTTTCCCATGCAGCTTTTGCAGTATCGAGAGTTGTTTTATTTACTTCGGAAATTCCATCAACAAAAGTCTGTGCTTCTTTGAGTGCATCTTCTTCATTCATATTGGAAAATGCTTTGATTGCTCCTGCGTAGGCATCACCTTGCATTCCTGCATTAGCAAAAATGGAAGTGATTTTTCCTGTCAGTGCTTCTCTCTGGGAAGTTGCAAGTGCGGATTCAAGGTCAGAAATTCTTTTCTCGTTTGCAGCTTTTTCTTTCTGGCGTTCCAGTTCTGCTTTCTCAGCGTCTGTCATATTCTGCTGTTTCAGCTCTTCCAATTCTTTTTCAAGGTCTGCTGCCTTGTTGGCTTTTTCTTGTAATGAAGCATTTTTGTCTTTTTCTTTCTTTACTTCTCCTGTAACGGAATCAAGGTATTTAGACACCTGTTCATCAGATGGTTCCTCAATTCCCATACCGATAAGTACCTGTTTTGCCTGTTCTCTTGTCATGAAATCTCCTTTCTTCCAGACCAACACGCTTTGTTCACACGGTTCGCTCCGCACATGATCTGCACCCGATTTGCGCTCACGGGCTGTTGCAATATTTTTGAGTATTAAAAAAGGAATCTCAGTTTCCCAAGATTCCTTAAATAATTGATGTAAAAACGTTTATTCTTCATCAGTGGAAGAAATTGTTGCTGATTGATTTTGAATTGATTTCTGACTAAAATCTTTAATCAATTCTTGTGCTTTCTTCAATTCTTCGTCTGGGTTTGCCAGTTCAGGATAAACAGTTCCAAGATATGGTAAGCTCATTTCATATACCTTTTGCGGATCACTGAATAATCCACAAGTGATCAATGCAATAAGTGGGTGAATTTTATTTTTGAACAGATAATCAAGTGCCTGTGCTTTAACAAGCATATTATCTGTCGGGTTTCTGGTTATTTTGACATCAAAATCTCTGGTAGAAATCTTGACATCATTGGAGGTTTTGCGAATGATGCTGAGGATAATTCTGACAGATGCTTTTTCCGCTTCTTTTGTGAATGCTTCGACAAGTTTTGCATCTCGTTCTGCGAAATCCCATCCATTACGTAGATATACTGCGTTACCAGTATCACCTCCGGTGTTGCTTTGGCGGTTTGGCATTGCTTCCACGATCAGCATATTGTTGTAAATATCATCTTTAGCAACTTGGCTCTCCGATTGGTTTAATTCCGCAGTCATCAAGTCAACATCTGACTGAACGCCGTTTCCAGCATCTTTTACAGATATTGCTCCTAGCTTGACCATTTTCAAAAATTCATTCTCGTCAACTTCACAGTTTTTGAATTTCATAAATGCTTGAACAAACTGTTCAACACCGTTTAATCTATCCGACTGATACTTGTTGATCGCATCAAATGCTGTAATTGCAATTTCGACATCAGATAGCCGGTCATGGTTGTTTGGATACTCGATAATTGGGATTCCGCCAAATCCATTAATGCCGCTGACGGTTACTTGTCCGTTCTTTATCTTGAAATATTGATTTGAAGAATAACAAAGATAATATTGCTGATTATCTTCATCTTTCAATATTTGAACAGATAGCATTGCTTTTCCTGTGTTTCTGGAATAAACAATATAAACATCTCCCGGATACGGAATAAAAATTCTAAATGGTGGTAAATCACGGTCTTTTGTCCAATCGTCTTCTCGTAAAATTGTCTTGTATGCAGTTCCTACGGCACTCTGGTATATTCCAAGTTGGATATTTCGGGCATCTGCATTTGCTTCGTCCAAATAATCATTTAGCAGATCAACCTGTTCATTTATCTTTTTATCTGCTTTTTTCTTTTTGCAGACATATTGAATAGGTTCTCCATATATTTGCCCTGCCTTAAACTTGACAACTTCCAGAGCGTGATTTTCGACAACTCTGTTATTTACTTCCGGTCTCACAAGCTTTTCCCGATATAAGATTGGTTGGTCGCCTTTGTAGTACCGATAAAGATAATTAATCATCATTCTGTTTCGATTATGTGTACCAATCGTATCAGATAGAACTTGAACAACATTTTCGGTAGTAATTTGAGCTACGCCAGTGTAGGCAGTTTTTCTGCCAAAATCGCCTTGGCATAGGTCAACAAAATTACTTTTGTTTCTTCCCACTGCCTATACCTCCTATTTTTAGACATGAAAAAAGCACCGAGTTTTCACCCGATGCTTTATACATTTTCATCATATATTATACATAATTGGAAAGTTATATTCAGTAAGAAAAGGTGCTAACTTTTGAAATTAAGCATTTCTTTTACGTAATTTACTGCTTTCCCGTGGAATTGTTTAATATATTCTTCATTGTATTCCATTTCATCTGCAATGACAGTTAGCTTTTTTCCCTCTACGTATCGTTTATACAAAAAATCATAATACTGGGGATTTTTTACAGACTCTATAATATCTATGAGTTTCTGTTTTTTATCCATAAGTTCTACCACATTATCAGCCAGTTCACGCTGTGCGTCTACCAGTTTTGCTATGGTATCGCCTATTTTATCTTGGCTTCCTGAAGTCTGAACGCGTTCAATGCCATATGCCGAAGCACTAATACTGGTGGCAAGTGATTTTAAGTGCTCAATTTCTTCCAGTTTGTTATTTATAACTTTTTCATATCGTTGAATTTGATTCAGATACTCCTTTATATCCATACTATCTCCTTCCCCAAAATGGATTCTGCATTGCCGTTGCTTTACCACCTAATGGATTTTGTATGTACTCAACCATCATAGCCAAAGAGTCGATTCCGTCATCATGTGGTACTTTTGCCCTAGTAGTGTACGTAGTTACATTAGCCATAAATAATCCGTAATCAGACTTTACTTTGTACTGACTTGGATGCAGAAAATAAAAATGTTTTGCTATATAGTCCGAATTTACAAGAATCTTTGTTTCTTTATTTGCTGACGTTGGTTTTGTCTCAATTTCAGCTCGGCACTTTCCGGTAATCATTTTCTGGATATTGTGTGCCACACGGTTTCCGACATTATTTGATTCGAAACGAATCTTATGTGGGTTATGTCTTATCAAAATATCTGCTGTCTTTCTATCCAAAATGTCATAGTCTGTAGTGTCATCAAACACCACATCAGGAAAGAAAAATTTATCTCCGTATTGGTATGCAATCGGTAATGATTCGAAGTCGGTTCCTTTATCTTTTGTATCGCATATCGCCCATATTGCATCTGCATTTTTATCTGGAATGATGATGTATTCATCCGCGCATCCATCCGGCACGTCTTCTTTACTGAAAAAGAATCGTTTTAATTTATCCGGCGGTAATAATAATCCCTCACGTTCTACCGGCTGTTGCTGATAAAGACAGTTGTAAGAAATTTCATCCATGGATTCTTTAGCATCATTGAAATATTTCTCTGAGAATCCATTTACCGTAAACAGAAAATTACTCTTTCCGTTTTCATCAAGTGCTGGAACTGCAATAAACCTTGCCCGTGGGTTTCCGGCATATAGTTGTTGCAGTTTTCCGATAGGGTCATGTACTGACCATCTGGTGGCAATATAAAATTCTTTGCATCCCTCAAGTCTACGGGAACGCAAGTCATTTACCACTTTTGTCCATAAGGTATCAAGTCGGTTCTTATTCAAAGCTTCTTCAATACCAGACACAAGGTCATCGGCAGTAAGGAATCTATTGCATCTAGTGGCACCAGTCAAAGAGCCATCAATAGAACGAAATGTCCATGTCTTAAATCGTCCGTTTCTTTCGAGATTGACTGTAGTTTCCTTTGCATTTGTTCCTTGAATTTCTACGTTAGGGAATATCTCATGCCACGTGTATTCCACGGGATCATTGATAATTTCCAGAACACCATCATAAAGGGAACGTGTCAAAATGCTACTGTGTGCCGAAGACAGGTTAAAGTCATTCGGGAACCATCCACCTACCAATGATAAAAAGAAATCTTCCAGAGTGCTCTTGCCACAACCCGGAGGTACGCTTAATGCAAATATATCTAATTTATCATCCATCAGGTCTTGCAGTGAACCTATGATGTTATGCTGCAAGAACACATTTCTTCGTGGTTCGTAGAATCGTTCTTTCGGGATTCGGTTCTTTTCAAGGTAAAGAAGCCCGCTGTCAACCTGATAGTTCTGTGCTTCCAACAATAAATACTGCCAGTAAATATCATCAAAATTACCGCTTCCAGTCAGTGCCGCGTTTCTTGCCGCAGTTGTATGAGCGTACCGACTGACTTTCATTGCCATATTCCGTGCATCTGGATTATCCTTGAAAGGAAGGTCAATATTCATATTCAAAAGTAAATCAAGGCAGTCCTTCTGATTTTGACAGACCGTCATATCATCATTAATGATTTGATTTAAAATTGCCCGATACCATTCAATCGAACCTTCTGTGAATTTTTGCATAAAAATAGAGCCAGACCTCCTTTCTTTTTAGGATTTAGTCTGGCTCTCATGTGGCTCTTTGACTGTTATTCACTTGCTTTGAAGTTATATATAGGTTTGATAATATCAACTATTTCTACAGTATCTTTGATGTTATCAATAATTTCTTGCGGTGGTTTGTAGGCCATAGGGCTTTCATCAATTGTGGATTTCTGAACGGATGTTGTGTATATCCCATCCATAGACTCCTTAAATTCTTCTAACGAGATGTTTTCTTTTGCTTTTGACCGGCTCATAATGCGTCCTGCACCATGCGGGGCCGAACAGTTCCAATCATCGTTTCCTTTCCCAACTGCAATAATGCATCCATCTCGCATATTCATTGGGATAAGAACTTTTTCGCCATGTCTAGCTGATATTGCCCCTTTACGAACAATGTTTGTATCGTGGTCAATATAATTATGAATTGTATCAAACCATGTGTTTCTTTGGAACGTCCAATTCATAGTGTAAAATATAGTGCTCTGTATACATCGTCTGTTTATTCTTGCAAATTCTTGACAGATTTTCATATCATGCAGATATTGTTTTCTGTGTTCTCCTGTCAAGTAACACAATTCTTTCGGAATACCCAGTTTGTCTGGCTTCCATTTTCGTTTTAATTCGTCAATACCATGTTGGATTTCCTTGCGTCTGCCAGAACGCTTGTATTCTTTCACCAATTTTTGTATTTCAGTTTCGAGCTTGTCTGTACCTTGCATGTCTTCTATGGCAATTTTTTGATATATTTCAGCTACTTGTTTCCCGAGATTCCGACTCCCAGTGTGGATTACAAGATAATTTAATCCTTTCGAATCAGTGTCAACTTCAATGAAATGATTTCCGCCCCCAAGTGTACCAAGGCTCCTGCGAATCCATTCAATATTTTTGAGTCGAGAAAAACAATGAAGTTCTTCTAATTCTTCAAAATTTATGATTTTGTCACGTACGTTTCTTCCTGACGGAACATTGTTTCTTATTACTTCGTCGAGAATTTTAAAATCTATTGTTCCAACGTCAGCAGGAATTTGTGTTGTAAGCATTCCACATCCAATGTCTACGCCAACAATGTTCGGGATTACTTTATCTCCGAGATCGGCAGTAAAACCAATTACACATCCTGCCCCTGCGTGAACATCTGGCATGATTCGTACTTTGCATTCGGAAAATGCAGGCTGTTTTATCAATGTATAAATCTGATTTAACGCTTCTGGTTCGATGTTTTCTGTAAATATCTTCAAGTCACTCATAATGGCACTCCTTTCTGGCTCTCTGATTAATTATTTATTCTTTCCTTTCAACAACAGTTACGCTACCCTCAAATACTCCAAAATTGGAAGATTCCTGAAACGTATGAGTCTCGGCAATATCATCATCAGTCATAGGGCGTGTGAGATACCATAGTGAATTATTTTTCCATGTAATTTCCTCTAACTTTTGGTTTGGTTCCAACTCTAATGTTGTGTTTCCGCCGCAATTTCTTGCGGCAGACTGGCATCCGGCCATTCCAAGCGTCAGTGATAAAGCTGTTATTGCAACGATTATCTTTTTCATTCTGTGCATCCTCTCATTCTTACTGGCCATTCAAAGCCAAAATCTGAACGCTTGATTTTACATTGTGGACTTCCGTCTTTCCAGAAAACTAATCCTTCTATTTCGTGTTCGGAAAGATATTTCTTGATTCCCTCGAACGTTCTTTCGACTTCAACGATTTCTTTGCCATGTTGAACAAGTTTATCACAATCCATATTGTACGGATTTCCGCAGAAATGTTTTCCTATTGCTTCGTATGTTCCGTCAGCTAGATAAATTGTTACATTTTCTTTTATCGAACTATACGCTTTCAAAAACCACTTATCAGACGGATTATTCTTGTCAACCTTTACCCATCCCGGCCAATGACCTGTAATGGAATCTGGCTCACAACAAGGGATAAATCCTTCTGGTGGTATTTTACCTTTCTTGCAGTCGTATCGTTTATAAAATTTTCCGTCAATTACTGCACAGCAAGAGCCGTCGTATTTGACTGTTGCAATCCCTTCTCCTTCAAGTACCCATTCCATGCCCGGATGCACTTTTGGGAGAACCTTTACAACCTTATGGTCTTTATATTCTCGCTCAAATAATGTAGGTATCTTTTTCACTCTTATTCCTCCCACAAAAATTTGTCTGTTCCTCGTCCATTATCAACTACTTTTTTCAAGATAAGTATTCCGCACTTTTTACAATAATACGGATGGAAACGTTGATTAGAGTCACATGGCTTAAATTCATCAAAATCATAATTATAAGGATTGGATATCTCACATTCTTCAAAATCATGGTCACATTCTGGAATCTTCATTTAGTCACCCCATCCGGAATCCCTAATTGTTTGTAAGTAAATACCGCTGTATACTTCTTCCCGCATTTGTAACAAGTTTCCGTAATAGTGCAAGTCTTTTCTTTATCATTACATTTCGATTCTGTATCCGAACTTTTGAACTTGCATCCACCTGTCAAAATACATTTAATCCGTTTTACGTTCATCTTGTTCTCCTTTCAAAACTTTTCTGATGCAATCCTCAACAAGTATAAAGTCTTTATATGACATACGCATCTCGCAATTGTAAAAATGCTTTCCAATTTCATTTACAATTAATTTATAAATTCTAAACTTGGTTTCTTCCGAAAGTTCGTCCAGTTCCACAGGTTTAGTCTTTTGAAGTTCTTCCGCATCGCTGGCAACTGTTTTAATAACATCTTCATCAGGCACCTTTATAGAATCAATAGCTTTAACAATATCCGAAGTGTTTTTCGGATATATCCCGAAAAATCCGCTGTCCATTCCTTTGAAAAATTCTTCTGGACTTACATCTGGATTATAAGAAGGCAATTTCCGATATATTGCGAAGTATTTCTCTTTTTCCTCAGGTGTAAAGGCTTCTAATGCAGAGAATCCACTTCGTTTTTGAAATACATCACATATATCTGGTGTTGGAAATGAGAACGGAACATGGAAATATTTTGCAAAAATCCTACAAGAAAGAAATCTGCGACTACCATTGGTTTCAATTTTTGAGTACGCACAATCATAACAAGTGTTCATACATTCACCTCGAATAAATTTACATTATTTTCTAAACCACCAAATATGTTTATCAAGAATATCTGCTTTTACATCACCATCAACATAACATTCACACTCCTCACCTGCAAATTCTGCCGGTGTTGTAAATTGTGGCATTCCATCTGGTTCCAATATGACACACGCCTGTCCAGAAATATAACTTGTTACAATGGCTGGTTCGCTACGCCACCAAACTTTTCTTCCGATAACATTTTTATCAAAATCAATTTCATTCAAATTCATTGGGTGATCTAAAAAATCATTAATCATGCACTTCGCACGTTCAATTCCGCCTCTTACATCGCAGAATTTTTCTCCGTTTCTGGTAATAAACACGTTGCCAATCGTAGTTGCTTCAAATTCATCATGTCTGCATCGAGCGTAATTGTAAGGCGCATAATTTATTCCCCAGCATACGGGTTCTCCTTCGAATTGAACTAAATTCTCGCAATTTGGTTTTTCGTCCCTAGGATAAGCCCATAAATTGTTATTTCCGTATTTTCCACCGATTGTATGTATATAGCCTTCTATTAAAACGACAAAATACGGTTTCCTATTAATTACTGTGTCCCAGTCCATTTGACGCATTTTTAATTTGGAAATGTCTGTATCTCTATCAATTAGCCTAATACTCTGCATTTAATACCTCCTCCAAGTTTCATACATTCACCTCAAATTCTTTCTTACAGTTGCTACCCTTGCATTTCAATTTAAGATGCTGAATTTTTGTATCTGGGCTAATCAGAAGAGCTTTCTTCTCGCAAAAAGGACAACAATACCACAGTTTGCCATTGATGTTCTTTATTAATGCCCGTCCGTCCCACGGATCTGGTGAATTCATTACCTGAGAGAAATCTATTCCCTCAGATTCAAATGCTGATTTGATGCTCACTTAAATCTCCTGTTCTTTTTATGCTTAATGCCTTTACGTTTCCGTTTAAGATAAATTCTCATTTTACTTCTTACGTTCTTGCTGAATTGATTGTTGAATTTTCTTTTTCTCTTTCTCCCGGCAATCTGTCTTATTTTGTGCTTTCCATGCATTTTAAGATAATTATTACAATACGGAACAATACACATATCGTTCATTAACGGAGAAAAATATTTTTTTGGTACAGTTTCTATCCAAGGAATATTACGTAGACGCATATTGTTTTTCACGCTTTCTCACTCCTTTTCGTCCTGCAATTCTGCGTATCATAGGTTCTCCGTGCATTTTACGGTCATTGTTGGTTAAGTAAATTCCAAACACCAATTCATATAGTCTTCTTCTGTCATACGGGCTTATAAAGAAAGGAATGTCAACTTTAAATTTATTTTTGTGTCCAAATAAATCTGGCATATGTTCGTTATTCTCCGAAGAATTATCTGATATATCTTCTATTTCAGAAAGTTCTTGCAAGCTGTCGCTCTGTTCTCCAATGTAAAAACAAGGATTATTTTTCTCCCCCATATAAACTCACCCCATGAATCTTTCTAAGATTTGCATATCGGTCAATAATTACATCAAGTGCAGTTCCTAATTGATTGATCGTAATGCAATCGTCCTGATGCTGTCTGCGGTATTTTGCGATTTCTGCGGATTCGTCGTAAAATGGCATATCTGCATTTTTATTCAGCTGCCTTTTTAAATCATTGCTATAATCACACATTTTATCCAGTTCCGTCTGAAGCTCATTGATTTTCTCGTTTTTGTCAAGAATTTCATGTTGCTTTGATTCTCTCTCATCAGCCAACCGAACAAGTTCTTCTTTCAACTGATCTACTGTCCATGTTGCCATGTCTTCAATTCTCATAACTGCCTCCCTTAGATTTTGGTAAACGTTTCCATATCATAGTTATCACGGATATAGTCCACGCATTCACACAATTTCTTACGCAAAACTAAATCATTTGCGATGTCTGGATGAAGGACATACAGCAAGCAACTTCCTTTCTTCCCGTCTTTCTGAAACTTCTTCCAGTCAAAAGTCATTGTGAACAATGGAATCCTTGTGAGATTTTTTGTCTTGTGTCTTATATAGAGATTGCAGAGTTTCTTAATCATGGCATCTTCTCCTATCTTGTAGACCACGTAACTATTTTATTCTTGCACTGTGGGCATATGATATATTTCTGCTTACGTCCACGTCCAGATGGCATATTTGTAGAAAACATTTTTTCTATGCATTCTTCTTTAACATCTTCTTTTTCATCGTACTGCAACACTGCTCCGCATTTTCCGCAATTTATTCTTTTTAATGTTCCAGGAACTAAAATTTTAATCATTCTTTTCTCTTTCCTCCCTATGTTTCATCTGGCACTCAATCATCTTTGCTACATTCTCACGTTCCTGTTTTATTCCATGTCCCTGACGGAACAACTCGCATTCAAGGATATTTCCGCATCTGGAACACTCGTCTTTAATTTCTTTTCCTGCTATTTGCATTATTCATCCTCACAATAAATTAAAAGATGTTTGGCGATTTGTTTAAGCTCATTCTTTCCGTATAATCGGATCCCATCTTTTAATCCTCTGTCAATCAGCCAATCTACTAATTTCAAAGGTTGTTTAGGAGGCTCGCCATCCTTTGGCGATGCCGCTTCTTTATTGGACTGAATCGTAATCCCATACCATAAATGGCGATTCCAGTATTCTAATGCTCCTTGGCTGCATCTTTTTTCTAACTCCGAAAAAACTTTTTTATAATCAGATAAATCTTCTGTCATTTTCTTTACTTCTTGTTCTGTCATTTTCAATACCCTCCCAACATTCACAACTATCATCAAGGCATCTGAAATCTGCACGATGTTCGCTTTCACCATTACAGCAGACTCCTTCTTCCAGTGCGTACCATTTACATGTACAACAATAATTTTTTTCTTCCATAAGCCACCTCTCTAAACAAAAATTCCAGCACACGGACTTGAACCGTAACTAGCCACCCAACGTGGAGTACTGGAAACCAAACTATACCTTAGGAGTAATTTATTCCTACGATGGCAATCCGCAGGAATCGGAAAGGCAGGATTCGAACCTGCGACCTCACTTTTGTAGTGCGCTCTCCCACCTGAGCTACATTCCGTACCGCTTGTCACGGTCAGTTAAAAAAACTGAGTTGATTTTCACTTCATATGCTTTCGGACTGGATGTAATATCCAGATAAGCAATAACCTTTCCATCGTAAAAACGCATGAACTAGATGGCCCTTTTAGAATTACTGACTATCACTTCTCACAGTCGGTGGTCTCATCTCTCTAAAAAGTTCTTTTACGCAAATGCCTAGTGAGTTGTGCGTTTACGTTTATGCGCAAACCGCATAAGCTATAGACCGCCTGTACGCAGATAGCTTAGCTCTAAGCGGATAAATGTTTTTTGCCAGAGGAGTATCTGCCGGAACTGCCGACTTGCGGAATTGAACCGCCCGCCCAAGTTATAAGGACTGGAACACCTTGTTTCTCTTGGCAAATTGCAGGAGGCGGATTCGAACCGCCGTTCTCAAGGATATGAACCTTGTGAGTTTCCACTTCTCTATCCTGCCTGAACCCGGAAACCCCGGGTTAGCAATGATTTTTTCGTGTTATGCGTTCCACTAGACTGTTTTATGCCGTGCCAGCCCCACGAAGTTGTTTCGGATATTATTATGCCTTTTGACTTTATGTTCCTTGAAAACTCCCTTGTCATCAATGCGCGCTTGTGATGGCTTATTGAAACTAAGAAACATTCATCGGACGGGAAATCAGATCAAACACAAGCCTATGCCGTTACATATCTTTGCTCATTCTGATTCACATACGCTCATCCGAAAGTTTTTTCTTCCCATAAAACGGATGGGTAGCATACGGAAGAAATGGAAATTCTGAGATTCGAACTCAGGACTTCCCGGTTATGAGCCGGGCGTTCTAACCACTGAACTAAATTTCCTGAGTAGAAAATATTACCAGCACCTCAAAGCCATATTTTCTACTGTTGCGATTCTTTGCCGCCAGTCGCAACAAAGGCTCCCTTTTTTGGTTTTGCTGTCACCTATACGGGGATCCCATCCGGGACGTTTGAAGCCCCTTTAATCAGCTCCGTTGAGCTAGATGGGTATCGGAGGGTCTATGTGAAATAAACCATTGCCAGGTACATGCGCAACCCGACAAACGGGGCTAGTGGGATTCGAACCCGCGAATACAGCAGTCAAAGTGCTGTGCCTTACCACTTGGCGATAGCCCTAAAATCTTTCTCCCACTCCGCACCATTACAAAAGCAGGAGAAAGAATTGTGTGTGATATAATTACTATTTCTGTAATGCAAACAATATATGTGGAGGAAATCAAATTTAATATAATCGACTACAGAAATTTTTTTACACTAAGTCGGATGTAAAGAATATTTGCTTGCGTACCGCTCCACAATCGGGTAAGCGTATCCTTCCGGTTTAATTATAGGTTTAACCCGTTCTATGATAAAAAACGGAATAATCCTCGTAGGAAATGCTAAAAGCATATTTTTACCTCGCTGTGCAGATTAATATGGTATTCAGAATGAGTCCTAATTCCATCACTGTAAAGAAGAAAATAGAAAACATCGGTATTTTCTGCTCGTTAATTTGCGTCATGAGGAATGCAGCCAACGTTGTAAACACTATTATGTTGATTGCTACAGCAATGATCGTTAATGGTAATCTCATTTTTCCTCTCCAATCATGAAATCGAGAATTTTTCTCGCAACATCGTCTTCCGGTTCAAACGGTAAGCCACATGAATTATAAGCAATTAAAGCTGATTTTAGGCTTGCTTTGAATCCGTGGTAAATTTCTCCGTGTTGAAGCAATTCGTGCCTTAAAGCTGAAATTGCATCAGTAATTGATTGAGAAGTGAAACTAATTTGTGCCAAGCACTCCATTTCAATATCCGGCTCTGCCATTATCTCGAATACAAATGTCGGAAGCTCGTCAACAGCAACATGGAAATCAACAGACTTTACTCTTGGGACTTTATTCCCATCAATAAAATACTGCGTCCCTCTCCAATCATACGGTTTAGGGTTCACAATTCTTACAACAGGCATCTACACATCCCCTTTCTTGTGCTTTGCAATACGCCAGAAGATGTTCTGCAATCTCTCTGAGCTGATTTGGGTCGTATTTCGCAAAGGTCTGCGGTTCTTTATCATGCAATGGTGACAATGTACCGAATTTGCTAGGTTCAACAGTTATCGTTGTATTAATCAGCATGGATGCTACGTCAATCGGTTCATCTGGAAGCATTAAATCGTCCTGGTTCTTCTTACCACCGATAACACATTCGATTCTGTCGGCTCTTACCATTGTGTAATTTTTTATTTTATTAAAATCCGGTTTTTCGTCCGTTAAGATTGCTTTTCCATTCTCAGTGTATACATAATAAACTTTCTTGTTATTATTCATGCTTTCTCTACCTCCCCGAATAACTGCTTATACAGTACTATATCATGTTGTCCAATAATTGCTTTAACTACGTTTTCTGCTTCCACTCTCAAATCAGAGTAATGAATATACTGCGTATGCACTTCAATATTTTCTAACATTTTGTATTCTTTCCTGCGGTCTATAACTTTCTCAGCCGAAAAAAATCTTCCATTTTCCGTTACAAAATACGCTCGATAAACAGATTCGCTAAAAGAAAACCTTTCGTATTTATTTATTACAATAAGCTCTGTTGCTTTACTTGTGTCATACATTTTTTCGTCACAAAGAATTGCTTTAGCATGTGCAATTATAGGTTCATTCTGTATGATTTTGGGGGAAGCAGACTTTTGTGGCTCTGGTTTCTCAGAAAGCCTTTTTTTATTTTTGAAAAATTTTTCGAGTATCGACATTTGCTTACCTCTTTCGAAAATATTCTGCCAGTGCTTCGCGGGTAATCTGCGATATACTTTTGCCGGTTCGGTTCTTCTCAGCTATAAGTCTTTGTTCCAGTTGGTACGGCAACCGGATGCGGATGGATTCGCCCTGTGGGTTATGCTTTTTCATAGGCAGTATCCATTTTTACGGAAAGAATCGGTTTGTCATCGGCTTTAGCCAGAAGCGTAATACCTTTCCCATTCTCCCAAGATGATGTCATAAGTTGAATATTTGAACTTCCTGTTTCGTTACAAATATTCAAAAGCTGTTGTGCCATATCCATCAACCTTGACCGAAGATATCCGTCATTGTTTACTATTTTCTCCATCTTATGCCTACCTTTCTGCGAATATTATCAGTTATCACAAATCGTTTATTGCTTTTAATTTCTGATTAGCAATTTCAACCTGAGAAGCAAGTACGCTACGTGTCACATCTCTTATAAACGATTGTTCTAGCGTCATGCGTTCACTGTAAAACAACGTCGGAGCTGTGAGCACATAGATTTCAATATTCAAATTACAAAGCCGTCTCCATGCTTCTTCAATTTCATTCTTGGTGTTTCCGATATCATCAACTCCGCAAATAATTAATAAATCACCCTTTTTCATGTTTTCACAAAGAAGTTCAAAATTATTATTTTCATCTGCCAAATCGAAAATAAACGAGTCAATTTCTTCGTTCAAAAGTATCTTTTTCTTTGCTTCCAACGGGAACCATAATCCAGATTCCCTTGCATACCCTATCTTCATGTTTTATACCTGCCTTTCTTGGTACTGCCTTATTTTGTGTTGGCAGAGAAACCATTAAGGCTTATGGCTTGTCGTGTTACAATCACTATCTCTGCCATGTTGAGGGATTGCTGTTAAAAGAGCGTTTTTTAAATTTTGGGGCGGTCGGGGCAGTCATTAGGCCGTTCAAGGCATCTATATACACCCCCTCACGGGTCTGTTCCTGGTGACGCTGACCGGGCAACCTTTTGCCCCATGGGTTCCCGTTGTCCCGGTCTTAACGCTGTTTTTCGGATGCCTTCGGCAGTAGCCAAGGAGAATTATTGTGCATATCAATTTTCAGAATATTACATCTATTTAATAAACACTTGTTTTTTAAATAGACTGCTATACATCATGCACAAATTCAACTGTTATATATGTGCATATCTACCAAATACTGCCATGTCTGCCGATTTTCGGTCTGCTTGTTCGTGCTCTGCGTACATTTCAACGATCTTGTGTACGTTCCACGCTGTTATAACTCCGGCTTTTCCATCTCTGGAAGCTCCAGAACATCCTTGTACTTGTCTGCGATCTGCTGCGCTGTCTGCTGTGGTATGCCCTGTTGCTGTCCTGCTGGAATTGGTGCCGTCTCTGCCATGCCGTAAGCAGCTTTTGCTACGAAAATTAAGTTTGCATTTGTTCCGGGTTGGTTATGCAATCTATTAAGCGTACAGTTTTTACAAATATCGAACCATTTTTTCACCGTGTTGCTATGTGCTGTGGCAGTTCTATAATCCCCACGCATCCAATCGCTAAACGTTGAACGGTTAATTCCTACCAGAAAGCTAAATACTTCCAGAGTTGGCAAAACATGATACTTACTGCACAACCTTACAAACACGCTAAACATATGATCTAATAATTCTATATCATCGTTACTAGGTTTCTGTATGTGATCAGCGATATAAAAAATCATATCAACAAAACTGTCAGCTACTTCTTTTCTGTAGTTCTCACTATCAGGTGATACACATAACACTGTATTAATATATTCATCAGCATATATATTAATATTGTTTAAATATACTTCTGTTTCCTTTTCTGTTTTTATAGCATTATCTTTCACTGTATCACCTCACTTTATAACGTTAATTTATAAAAATATTGCAAATAAAAAAAGCACAGAAAAACATGTGAGCCATTGTTTCGGCTCCTGTTATCCTGTGCAAAATGTATTAAAAAATATATTCTGTTTTCGTGTCTATTAACAGTATTAACATACAAGTTGTTATTCTGTCAACTATTTTTTAAAATTTCTAGTTAATCTCATACAACACCATATACTATATCTATGTATATTATTATACTATATCTCTATATACTGTATATAATTATATATAATATACTATAATACTATTAATCAACTCAGCCTCTGGAATCTAGGAAGGGACAGGGAATAACTATAATTATAGATATTCATAACCCATAATATTAATATATATAATATTATAATAGGGCATTTTGAACACACAAAAAGCCAGACCTTCCGGCATCTAATCCGGCATGATCTGGCTATGTTTATTTCTGTGTTCAGTTACGATTCCGCTTTGTCAGCCCTGCCCCTTCCTGAGTTCCGTCGGCTTCGTTATACTGACCATAACAGAACGTTTTACAAAAGTCAAGTAAAAAAATGTCGTTGACTTTTTGACGATATTGTGCTATGAATAACTATGTCAGGACTTCGGCGGCAGTTCTGCACCTGTCCTAAAAGCCGCCACAAAAAAGCATTATAAAAGCCCCTTGGTGAATTCCAAAGGGCTTTATTTTATTAACAAGCATTTCTAAAAATAGTTTACATCTTCATTTTTTTTAGTTACTACTTTTTCTTAATTCAATAATAAATCAATTATCTATTCTCTGGTTTTCTATTATGCATATATGCCGGAGTAGTTTCATATTCTGCTTCAAAAGCAGAAATGAGATTTTCTGATATTTTATAATTATTCATAAAATAATAAATTATGTGTTGAATTATCCAGCTTCTTTGATTATTCCATTGCGTTTTCGGAAGTAAATTATACAGTTCAAAATAGTTATCCATGGCTGATATCATATACATTTTTTCGTATGCAATTAGCAAATCATTGTCTATGTTTGAATCTAATTTACATAATATAATAAAGCGAAATGAATTTCCGTTTTCAAAATCTTTTTGTAGCAGTTTATTGTGATGTTTCCCCTTCTTCAAATGTGCCTTATGGTTAATTGCTCTTAACTTAATATTTTTGCTTGAGCCAATATAACAGCTCATCTTTTGCGAATTAACTATTGCATATATTCCACAACCTTCATATTGTGGAATACGAAACTCTTCTAAATTTGCCATACTGCAGCATCTCCTTTCTTGATTATAGCTACAGTATAGCACATTTTCATATATAAGTAAACACTAAATTTAGTGTTTAAAAATACTTTATTTTTTCTTCATTTGTTGGCACTATCTCCAGAACATCCGACGGCTGACACCTTAATATAATACATATTGTGTTTAATGTGTCTGTTGTTATTCCTTTGCCCTTTCTTAAATTCTGCATTGTTGCCTCACTCAGAATCTTTTCTTTTCTCATTCTGGAAGATGTAAAACCGTGATCTGATAATGATTTCATAACATCTATTTTATATTTAAACATCTTGTGACCTCCCAAGCAATTATATCATTATTATAATAGGATTAGCACCAAAAAGCAATATAAAACATTTTTAAAAAACACTAAATTTAGTGTTGACATACACTATTATTAGTGCTATTATAATATCAACGAAGGGAACAAAAGAAACAAACAACCAGAACGCCCCGAACCACTCAAGCCAATGAGGACATAGGAAAGCCGATTTGATTAATTGAAAAATTCTAGTTCCATTTACAGAAAAATAAAAAAGCCCGGCAGACTTCCAAACCAAACCGGGCACCAATCAAAAAAAAAGAAAGGTAGCCCCATTATAACAGGGGCAAAGGTAAAAAAATAATGAAAAAAATCGAAACATTAGAGATCAGTGTAAAAAGATGGTTCCAGAAATCTTATGGCAATACTTACCACGTTGTAAAGGCCGTAGTTAACGAGAAAGAAGTTGTTATCTCTGATATCTGTTATGGATACGATAACCACTTCTTGACTACTGCCGCCAATCTGCTACGCAATAAAGGTTATGAAGTGCCAGAAGATAACGGAAAAGCTTACGCTATGATGGCAAAATTTCCGTACACTGTGGAAGATGTAAAGAGAAAGAAAGACTTAACTTTCTAATGGGGGTGTTGATATGAATAACAAATATTTAAAATATCTTAATTGGGCGGTGTTCACAATGATTGATCGCTCCACACAGGACGATCAAAAAAGTAAGATCAACGTTGCCGGGGCTTTCAGTTATCCAAGCAACGCGGAAGACTTTATAAAAACTCTTCCGTCCGATCATAAATGGTATATTTTAGATTTTGACCGTCTGGAACGATTTGAGGAGTTCTACAACTTCGTTCAGGACATCAATGAAGAGTATGGAGAACACGCAATATTTCATATTAATGACGGCGGTTTCTTAGTCGACGAATTGAACTGTTTTCGATATATACTCAATATTTACGTTGATACAAAATTAGGATAATATTCCCGGTGGAGGGCGTAAACATGGCAGATCATGAAAAAGTAAACAGAATAACGTTTTCACTTTCCGAACTATTCCCGGAAAAGAAAAACCAACTTGAAAAAAATAAATGGTACTACGATCATAGTTATATTAACTATGATGAATGGGACAGAAATATTGAGAACATATTAGACGATTGTTTTTGCAATAAAAATACACCGTGCTGCGGATGTGAAAGCGCGGAAGTATGTACAGCTAAAAAGGCATGTTAAAACAGGAGGGTTGAAAATGATTAAAGTTGATATGTGGTACAATGACAAAAAGGAACAGGCAACGGGGCTTGATATTCAATTTAATGATCTTGGCTGTTTCTATTCTGGTAATATAAGAATTTTTGGTAAAATTGTTGGTGATTATTACGCCGACAGCGTGCAAGAAATTTGTGAAGCGTTCCCACATCTGGAAGAAAAAATAAACGCTTGCTTGAATTAGGCGTAATGGTTTCCGCTGGGTTCGATTCCCGGCAACGCCTTTTATATCAGTTGAAAAGCTGGTATAATAACAAAAAACGGAGGACAAAAAACATGAGAAAAGAAGAACTATTATTCAAAAAATCAGAAGCTGTGAAAAATATTCAGTGGTACGTGAAAAACGTACTCACCGATGAGGATTTGAAAACATTTTCAATTCCGCAGCTTGAAAAAATGATTGACTTAATGGAGCGTGCCGAAAAATTCCGTGAAAGTTGCAGCCCCTTCTACACCTTGTCAGCAACTGAAGTTGTTCAAAAAAGTACGGGTAAAATTGCATATTTCGAAAATTCAGGGGAAATCCGGGAAGAAACCGTCGAGGAATGCATGGAAGGTGCCGCCAGACAAGGTTATATCAACTATTTGAAGAGCAGGGAAAAAGCATGACAGTTGTCATGCTTTCCCCTCTCTTTGCTCACTTAGCAACCGTATAAAAATGTATTTCAACTCAACGTCCCGCCATTGATCGGGGCGACTCTCAGCGAAATCATGGAACGCGTGAGAACCAGCATTGTTACTAGCTGATATGTGTATCATACATCATAGTGCGCAAAAAATCAAGTAAAAATTCGACTTGTAGTAAGGAGAAAAAATGGTTGAAATTGTAAAACCAACATCCAAACAAACCGTCGCCGCCATAAAAAGCGGCGATTTTTCCGAAGTCCAAAAAATAAGGGATATTGCAAGGCAGAACGCCGCCGATATTTTCCGGGCAGTTTCATCCGGGGCTATTCCGCTGATCTGGTACGACTTGCCGCCGGTTCGCTGTCAGTCTGGAACGGTGTCTGTTATGCGCTACGCGCTGCATAGATCACCCAAAAAAGCGGATCATTTGCAACTTTCTTGCATGGAGATTAAGAACGGAAGCATCATTCCGACATCTGACCGGCAGTACAATATTCTTGACGGCTCCGGCTTCCTGGAATTCTTCCGGGACTTGCCCGGGGTCGCACACATAAACTATTTAGAGTGGTAAAACGCTGCTCTTTTTTCTCGTGCCCTGTATCCGCTCCGGGCGGCGTTGGTTCGTGACCTGTGCTGGGCTTTTGGCTGTAGTGCCTTTTATGCGGCTTTTAACGGTTTATAACTGGCTTCCGGTAAAATATACCGCATACGGCTATAAAATCGTTTCTAGGCAGTTTTACGCAATCAGTCAAAAGGATTGACGGCAAAATGTAACGGGCGTATTATGGTTATATATGTCAATGTGGATAACTGCCGGCTTGGATTCTGTACAGTTTATGTAGCTGTTGCCGGTTTCGTTATCCTTGCAAGCGCTTATTTGACGTTTTATAGCCACTTATATGCTTACATGTGTATTTTATCAACTGTAATTATTGAATTGATTCTAGGCATATTTACGAGCTTTATGATGGCATTGGGGTATTGTATTATATCCTGGTTTACTGCTTTGTAATGTTTTAACGCTGTATTTTGACTTTTAAGCCGTTTTATATCGTCACTCGATAAAGTATAGGTTTATGACGCTAGAATTGATTTTAGGCGCAATTATGCAATTAATTACAATGTTTCTAGTATGATCGTGTGTATCGGATGTCGGCATATTTTGCCGCGGGTATATTCCTTGATGCATCATCATTTTACCATGAAGTCTCACGAGTGCTAATTTTCACAGACATTCAAAAAGACCCGAAGCATGGATTTTGAACGAAAAAAATCATTTTTCCATGGATACGGGTCGTTTTATATTTTTTATTTATTTGTAATTTTGTACAAATATTTTTATAGCATCTATTCTGGGACTGTGGAAAATGTAAAATTATTTCAATTTATTTAGATGATCTACTTTACCAGTGCTTCTTTTCTTCTTTATTGCGGTTCCGCTTTTCATCCTCTGTTCTCGTTCTTCCTGTTTTCTGGTCTTCGATTTCTTTCTCAATGAGTTTCCAGTACTATACCCCATATTTTCCCTCCTTATCCTTGATCTTCTGACTTCTGGTCTTGAAATTGATGATTTCCACGTCCGTATTGAGTTCAGGTGGTATTTTCCCTACAACGATAACTCGAAGCGGTTCTATCCGTCTTTCCATCTCTTTAAAGCCTATACAGAATTCTTCTCTGGATGTTCTGGATTTAATTCTTCCATTGGTGCAACATGCTACGGTGCTTCTTTTTGGCACACCATCAAAAGCCCAGTCATAGCAATACTCTGGCGGTATGCTTACGTTCGGAATAACTTTAATTCCGTTCATGCTGAGATAATGAGACAATGCATGATTACGGTACTTCTGCCAGATATTCATAGCGAACGGCATTCCATTCTCTCCCACTGCCATGGAAAAGTCTGGCGCGATCACGCTCTTGAAGCATTTTAAATGTTCCAGGTACCTGTCTGGATTATTCCATAGCTTTTCAAATTCGCAGTCATGGATATAAAAATTGATGCACAAATCACGATGATTCTTTATCTTGCGACTGAAACTGTCTTTAAAATCCACTGTGTCTTGTGGTATCTCGTCTACATATTTGTCCATCATTGGAATCTGGTATATACCATCCAGTTCAGCTCCTGTAATCATGTATTCTCTCATTACATCATATGCGGTATGACTATCTCCTAATGCTTTCATGCTTCGTTCCTCAATCATTATTACTGCGGTTTCGCTCCTTAAAATTTACTCTTTAGTAATTAATCAAAAAGCAAAGAAATATGTGTATTTTACGGGCTCTTTGTGTCCCGGAAAGCTGCGTAAAGCTCTGTAAAATGTAGTGCTTCGTTCCGTGAATATGGGGTTAAATAAGTTCACCGAACAACGCATACTTTTTCCGCTAACAAATGACATTTCTGTCGTAATTCCATCTTTCAAATAAAATACCAGCTTTGCTTCTTTTTCTCCTATTGGATTAACAACTATTTTTTTCAAAAAACTATCTACAACTGTCTTGGTTATGTCGTCCGGGCTGATTCCATCAAGCTGTTTTACGGAATGTGCAATTGCTCTGATTTGGTTTTCTATCGGAACAATATCATCCTGTATGGTTGACAGTTTTTGAATTTGCTTCTTGTATTCTTCAATTTGAGCTTCTAGTTTTTGACTCTTTTCAATGAATACAGCATCACTAATAGCTCCGTCCAGATTGTATTCCAGTAGCTTATCACTTTTGCGTTCAGCGACATTTATTTGCTTTTCGAGTCTTTTAATTTCAGTTGATGCGTCTGCCTGGTTCATGGATGAATGATATATTTTAATGAACTTTTCGGCAATTTGTTCAATATCACCAGAAGATTCACGAATTAATTTCGCAATAACTTCTCGAAGTTCTCTGTCATCGATGTAAAAAGAATCACAGCTTGCAGCACCTTCTTTTATTTTCTTACTGCAAACCCATTTAACATCTTCTTTTCCTCGAAGTGTTCTTTGCTTAAGCCAATATGATGCGCCGTCATTTCCGCAAATAAGCATCCCTGTGAACACATTTTCACTCTTTTTGATAGATGTTCTACGGGTTTTTACAATCTCGCCACGTGCATCAATATATTCGTTTGCTTTTTTCCACACTTCTTCGTCAACGATTTGTGGAACATGGCTTCCGTCATCTTTAAACATCACCCATTCTGATTCTGGAAGAAACTCCTGCTTTTTGGTGAACATATCAACAATCTTAACTTTACCACCGGCATAATATCCTTTATACTTTGGGTTTCTTATAATGTGGCGAATAACATTCCTGTCGATTTTACCGCCTTTGTAATTGCGATAGCCCATGTTGTATAATTTTTTTTCTAATTGAGGCGTTGTCCATTCACCGGATGCATAGTCTTCAAAAATCATTCTAACCATTTGAGCTTCTGATTCATTTATCGTGAGTTTTCCGTCTTTTTTGTCGTACCCGTAAATCCTAGAGTTTCCAAGGACAACCCCATTTTTAATAGATTGCTTGTGTCCAAATTTAACACGGTTAGAAAGCTTTCGGACTTCATCCTGTGCGACGCCAGCCATGATCGTCAATCGAAGTTCGCTGTCTTCATCAATGGTGTTGATGTTGTCATTCTGAAACCACACGCATACGCCCCAAGAAAGCATTTGCCTGGTATACTGGATACTGTCAAGCGTATTTCTGGCAAAACGCGTGATCTCCTTTGTGATAAGCATATCAAATTTCCCGTTCTTTGCATCTTCAAGCATTTCTTTGAACTGCTCACGATGTTTGGTTTGTATGCCAGATATGCCATTATCAATATATCCTTTAGCAAACTTCCAGTTTCTATTGCTTTTAATAAATTCTTTATAATACTGGGTTTGGTGTTCAATGGATACCTGCTGGTCTTCGGAATCTGTACTTACACGAGCGTAAAAAGCAACTCGTAAATTCAAATCATAAATAGAACGGGTTCTTAGTCTTTCTCTTGTATGGTATATATTCATTTCGATTCTCCTTCAAAAAGGAGCGAAACCATTTATATTATACTCCATACAATGATTTCGCTCAATGCTTTTTAACATTTATTTATTTGCGTGATGATTTTTGTATATACTTCTCGACTTATTATACCTTCATCATATAATCGCTTATTTATAATCAGCATGACTATCTTATCGGTCACATGACATCCCTCCTAATTCACAAAATCAAAAATATTCATCTGTCCTTGTATTTCTTCTATTTCATCTTTTGTAAAAAATTTGCAGGCTGTCCAATTTGGATTCCAGTCAGCATCCAGTTCGTAATTTAAGCATTTGCATCTTTTAAAGTTTTTAAACATCGCGCATTCAAAGCATTGATGTTCATAGTTCGTACCGCCCGAACGCTTGTACATTTCGCTGATTCTTCTCATAGGCTGATGTCCTTCCATAATTCCGGGCATCTGGCAAAGTCATGCTCGCATTCTGTATATATGATGCATTTGTGGCAATCATGCCTACCAATTTGCTTTGCGTATTGTCGTATTATTTTCCTGCATATAAGCACCAGTTCTGGCGTGATATCTAACTTTTCGTCTTTGCCCTCCATACTTTTCTCCTTTTCTTTGTTGCTGCATATTCAAATTTACCTTCTTTTATGCAATCTCTTGGGTCACATCCTCGACTATGACCGACCATAAAAATATAATCGCACGGTTGCATTTTCCCTGATGTGCCGTTTGATTTCGGATAGAACCTACAATCTGTGCACTGACGATTAGTCAAATTCTAAATTTCTTGTGGTGTCAATTTTTTCCACGGTTTACGCTTGTTTTCCATTTTCACCGCCTTGAATCTTTTTGATAAGTTCCTGTTTCATTGCATCCGCTATATGTTCCCTGACTGATTCTTCAGGAAAAGGGATTTCCAATGATCGCTCTAAAATTCTGTTCGTAATGCGGTCATCATATTTCAATCTGGAAATAGGATAATTACTGGTGAAAATTGTGGTTTTCTTGTCCACATACCGACCATTGATGATTCCGTAGAATTTTTCATTAATCCAATCTTTCCCAGATTCCGCACCAAAATCGTCAATAATCAAAATATCCGCGTAAGTCAAATCACTAATCAACTTATTCTCTGCGTTTTTTCCTCGTTCTCCCCATGTTGACTTTATCTCATCGAGAATTTTTAGGGATGTTGTGAATTTTACCGATTTCTGATGCTTTTCTATCATCTCATTTGCCATGCTGCATACAAGCCTTGTCTTTCCAGAGCCTTTAGTATTTGAATATATGTACAGCCCAATTCCCTGTTTCTGCATCTGTTGGATATTTTCGAGCCAATATTTAACGGCTCTGGCTGCCTGAATGAATATTTCTTTGCTTTCCGGCAACTGGTAAACATTGCTTCTCAGATTCGCAAATGTACATTCTTTATACATCTCAGGCATTTCTGCAAATTGAAGTTGATTCTGCAAGATCATCTTCTTTCTGATTCCGCAATGGCATTCTTCGCAATATGGAACGCCATTATCATCCCTTGACCATATCCAACCAGAACCGCCACAATCAGGACAATCAGTCTGCAAATGGAGTGTCTGAGATTTCACTTCCTCCGCATTGTTCAAATGGGATAAGCGGTTTGACATGTCTTTGAGCTGTTCTAGTGGTTCCATGTTGCCCCTCCTTGTTGTAGTTTCCTTCCAACGTCTTAAGGAAATTATTTGGTTTAACAAACCAGTCAAATGTTATCATCCAACCTCTGTTATTCTCTCCTCGAAGAAAATCACTGTTGCGGACGTTGTTGATTGCATTAAGGACTTCATCAATTCCGTATTCGCGAATTCGCCCTTTGAGTAACTGATATCTTTTTGATGATGGTTTGATATCACGTATCGGATTGATGCCAACTTCCTGTAATTTGTTCCATTCCTCGATGACACGTCGGACATCAGTCTGACATATAGTATCTTTAGATACTATTAATTTATTATCTTTCTCTTTATCTATATCTATATCTAAACCTTTATCTGAGTGCGTCTTTGTTGCGTCTTTGTTGCGTCTTTGTTGCGTCTGACGTCCAGAGCGTTCTATCAGCCGAGTATCATCAATCGGATTCCCACCCGTCAAAGAGTAACTACCGTTATCCTTTAAAAGCAACATTTTCTTTTCGTCTGTATATGATGTTTCAACATACCGATCTCTTGACAATGTGTTATGCATTCGCCAGTGTTTGATTACTATTACACCGTCTTCAAACGTAAGAACAAACCTTTTTGCAATCAATAATCGCAGATCATCTTCGCTTGCTCCTGTGATTTTCATTATCCTTTTTGGGTTTCCAATAAATCCATCATCGTCAGCCCTCATATTCAAATGGAAATATAAGCATTGCGTTGTTGCCGGCATATCCAAAAATGCGTCACTGTCAACAATTTTCATCGTAAACATTCGTTTCTGTGCCAATTCTAAAATTCCTTTCTCCAATTCCTGGTTTTTCAAAAGTGTTTATTTTAATTCAACTTCAATTCCATTGATTTTCACTTCTCCATTTACCGGAATTACAAGAGATGGAATGCCGTTTATTTCTTTCAGTTCAATCAGAGCAATTTTATCTGGCTGGATGCAGATTGTTGCATCTGGTGTTACAATTTTTGCAGTTTTTGAATTATGAATATTGTCAAGAGCAACAGGCTCATTGCTGAAATACATTTCCCAGTTTTCTTTAAAATCCGACAACTTCTTGTCTGGAACTCCGCAATATCCAAAAATCTGTTCCATTTCATCACATGACACGGTTACCATCTCCGGGCTGTCTTTCTTCTGTTCTCTTACTTCCTGCAAAGATTCAACCAGACTTTCCGCGAAATTGAATGTTGTATTTCCTTCGAAATTGTCCATGATAAAATCTGAAAAGACATTGATCTCGTTGCCGGGTATACGGGGAATTGGCGTGCCAAGAACATTTTCAATGAAGTCGGGATGAATATTCTTTATGTTTTTGTTGAAATACAAGGTTCCATGAATATCAGTGCTTCTGTCATTGAATACAGGAAATAAGAATCCTGTTTCTGGTCTTGAGACTACCCAATCACGAATTCTGTCTTTGATGTTATTTTCAGCCACATCATAGCTAAGCCCAGCCTTTGAAAGATTTACTGGACAAATGCTGCAGAGAATGTGGTCGTAGATCTCATCGGATGCATCAAACATTTCCTGACCATCGGAAGATTTACCAGGAATGTCATAAACAGCGTGGATCAGGATTATATAATAATTCTCACCGTAATCATAATTTTCAATGATTTTGTCGTAGAATTCGTCCAAAAGTTCATCATTTTTAAGCTTACTTGCTCTGATCCGCATAAGAAATTCCTGTGTTCCACCCTCTTTTTCCTGTGATAATGGAAAATCAAGGTTTATAAGGTTTTTTCCAAGTCTGCCAGAAATGGTTTTCTTGAAAATGTCAAAATACTTAAACATTTCTTCCTCTGGAAGAGACAGGAATGCTTCTTTAATTTTGGTTTTCTTATTCTTTTCTGCGTCTACATAACAACCACAAATGCGTGTGATTGTGCAATTGGCTGGAGTAAACTGTTTCTTAATTTCTGCGATTTCTTTCTTATTCATTCTTTTCCATCCTTTCTGCTTCTCTCGCTTGTTTCTTCTCAATCCACTTATTAATTTTATCTTCGGAAATCATATACATTTGCTTTAGCATTTCGATGCAGATCAACACATCTGCAATTTCTTCTGTCATGTTATCACGGTCGATTTTTCCACGTTTTTCCTTACTGATTGCTTGTATCAGTTCCGCACATTCTTCCATACAGACGGTTGCCTAAATTTCTGCTCCGTAATGGTCAACGCTTCTAGCAATAACGCTTTCGTCAATGTCATGTGTCATCTTCTTCACCCCAATCTAATTTCTGTCCACACCTGTTACAATAATTATTCATGCCAATATATGCATGATGTACCATACTGGAATGAAACATATCTTCAGGGTTATCGCTGTTGCATTTAGAATCTACATCGTCATCCGAAAAACCAATAATATGCAGTCCACATGACGGACAGATGCAAGCATATAAATTAACATCGTGATATTGGTCGTATCCTACATCTTCGTACAAAACTTTCATTGGAATCTGCTTTTTTAATGCCTTAACCGCACGTTCCAATGCTTTCCGATATTGAATATATGACCAGTCTTGTTTGATTAAGTCAATGTGTTTCTGCAAGATTTTAATTGATTCTTCTGGTTTCATATTAATCCTCCTTTGAAACTGCCGTTTCAGATTTTCTCAAACATATTTTTATCTATGCACGCTTGACACTTTCTGCCTGCAACATTTTTCTGTCCAGACTTACATTCAATACAATTAGCTAATTCAAAATATTCTTCTTTCCATTTCAGAACATTATGAAAATCAAATGAACTATATCCTACATGGTAATAATCCTCGCCAACTTTCTTATATTTTAATTCAAAATATGGCTTGTCATCTACGATTCTAAAAATCTGTTCTAATTCCGTTACAATTTCCTTTTCGACTTCAACAGGAATACTTGCTTTTTCCATTTTGTTAGTCCTCCTAATAAAAATTCTCCTTAATGGAATCATAATCAATGAATACTTGCTTTCTTTTACCGCATTTCTTGCATTCCAAAACAGCTTCCTCGGTATTCTTCCAATACCAAACCAATTTGTATTTATGCGGTTTGCAGAGGCATTTTATTTTGCATCCGTTCTTTCGCCATCTGTTGAATTTTTTGATTATTTTATACAATAGTATGTAAACATCAAGTCCAACTACGCACATTCCCACCGCCATAAAAATTTCTTTTATCGCTTCAATCATTCTTCTTCATCTCCTCCAACTTCTTCTCTATCGGATTAATAATCTCTTCCAATACCTGCTGTTCATAATTTTCTTTCCAGAATTTTTCTCTTTTCCAAAACGGAACTTTTTTAACTTCGCCTATTAAATCAATACACGCCATTGCTTCCAGCATTCCCCAACATCCATCACAGGCTCTTTCATTACACCAATTTTCAAATTCTTTAAATTTCATTCTTGAGTTCCTCCAGCTTCTTCTCAGCTTCCTCACGTGTGAGAAATACTATTCTTCCAATATCTTCTAAACGGTAGCAACTTTCTCCCATATCTTCTTTGCCTATTGTGTCAAACCTTACAGCACGTTCATTTTTGTAACAGAGAAAATGAATTTCTGAAACAGTCATCGTAATAATCGGTTGCTTGGCTCCGGCATTCACTCTATAAACCGTGTCTCCAACCTTACACGGCAATCTCATAAGTAAGCCCTGTTCTTCTAAATCTTCATATTCTGCAAGCGCATCCATTACATCATATTCTCTTTCTCCCTCGAAACAAACATTCGGAAAATCACTTCCGTCATGTATTGCAATAGCTTTTTCATCATCACTATTAAATCTTTCAGTCCATCTCTCCATCTACTCCACCTCTTTCATCTGACTTTCTACAGTATCTGCAAGTAACTTCAAGGACTCAATAAATGAGTCCGTCAATGCTGTTCTGTCTGGGTATTTAGCGAATGCTCTGACAAGATTTACTGCATCCTTGATTTCCTCTTCAGCTTCGACGATTTCAGATGCTTCATACAATGTCTTTTCTTTATTTCTGTAAGCAACGTTTTTGCCATCGTAAAAATTCAATACATTTGGAAATGGAATTTTGATAGGGATTAAATTGTTTTCTCTCACCCATGTGAATCCCTGAAACTTTGCCATTTTCAGAACGCTCAAATATTCTTCCTGCGTTTTTACGAATACGCTTTTTCCAGTTAAATCAATCATCTGCGTTTCCTCCCGTAATTGCATCAATGCAATTATTCCAACCTGCTTTTATACTGTTCCAATGGTCTGTTACAGCTACTCTAGTTATTTTCTCCGGCAGCGGCTTCAATGGACACCAATCAGGTCTAATACTCAAATCTGTAATATCTCTATTGTTTACTCTACAGAACGGGTGAAGCACTCCACTGCGTAAAACGCATAAAGCACAATATTTTGGCGTATTTATCACTAATACTGATTTACTCATCCGATTCCTCCTGTAATAATTCTGGATTGTCGAAAATATTTCCAACTACTTCCATTTCGCATCTGTCGATATAATATTCTGTCAATGGCATTGGCCAGCAGAATGGTTCGCATCTGCTGATTGCATCTGTTGGGACAACTTCGTAATACCATCCGATAACTTTATCTACTATGGATCCGGTTTCAATATTTCTTACGCCAAATTCTCCAAATGTCACTTTTATAAGATCTTCTGGGTTTCCATGACACATCAAAATGTTGTTCTTCCAAATCTTATTTCCATTCTTGTCGCAACGTCCCGTGAACCGGCAGAGGGTTTCGGGAGCAACCAATTTCATTCTGTCTGTTATTAAAAAGTTGATTGGCAATATACTCGCTTCTTTATACGGTGGAACAATATAACAATATCCGCTGTCAATGTCTAAATCTATGAGGCTCCCTTCAACCCATTCTCCATTATCAATCCGTTTTGCCTTAAAAAGATTTTCTCTCATTCAACTCCACCACCTTCTAAGATTTTAATAGCATAATCTATAGCTCTGTTCCATTCCAAGTCCTCATCATTGGAAACAACACGAAATCTGTCCATAAGCGATTCCGTAACTTTT